TGATAGAACACCTATTACTCTTATTATAAACTGTGGCGGTGGTAATGACATTATAGGTATGGGTTTAGTGGACGTAATTCAAACCTCAAAGACTCCTGTAATTGGTGTTTGTTTTGGTTTGTGTGCGAGTATGGCGTTTGCTATATTTGCGGTATGTCATATGCGAATTGCTACTGTCAATTCCGTATTCATGGTACATGATGGTGTGGTTACTATACAAAATAATACAACTAAGGCGAAGGATTATATTCAAAAGTTTATGCCCAAGATGGATGAGAGATATAATCATGCCATTGCTTCAAGAACAAAATTTACCGTCAAGGAACTTGACGAAATATCACCACATGATAACTGGTTCTTTGCAGATGAACTTGTTGATATGGGAATGGTTGATGGTATCATTGGAAAAGATATTGAACTTGGAGAAATCTTTTCATTTATGAGCGATGGGTCTTGTGACTGTGACAATGAGTGTGAGTGTCATAAAAATGAGGAGAACTCTCATGGCAAAAAATAAAAACAATATACGAGTGACATTTTGTGGTAAAAACGCTACAGAGGTTACGGGTAGTTGCGCATTATTAAACGTGGTTGATAAGCAATATCTTTTTGAATGTGGTTTACATCAATCCTCAAAATCAATATGGGAAGAATATAAAATTAATTCTGCTAAGTTTGATTTTAAAGCAAGGGACATTGAAGCCGTGTTTGTTGGTCATGCTCATAGTGACCATTGCAATCTTCTTCCCCTTCTTGTAAAGCGTGGATTTACAGGCAGTATATATATTCCCAAAGACAACTTTGACCTTATGCGTATTCTTATGGAGGACTGTTGTCATATATGCGATAAGGACGCAGAGTTTCTTAATCGTACAGGTCATTCGGTTGAGCCTTTATACACTGAGGAAGATGTACAAGCTACACTTGATAAAATGGTAGAGCTACCATTTAATGAAAAAATTGTAATTGATGATTGTGTGACAATACGTTTTTCTCATAGCGGACATATTACAAATGCGGCTCATATTGAACTATGGGTTTCACACAATAATGTGACCAAAAAGATTTATTACACTTCTGATTTGGGAAACACTTCTGTCCCCTGTTATTATGTTCATCCATTAGAACCTGTTTCAAATGCGGACTTAGTAATTGCTGAAGCAACATACGCAAATCCTAAGAGACAGATAAAGCCTAAAGACAGACAGATTGATATTGACAAAATTAAGACTGTTATTGAACAGACTGTCGATAAGGGTGGTAAGGTATTGTTTCCTGTTTTCGCAAATCATAGATGTCAAACTATTCTTACGGTTCTATATGAGATATATGGTAATGACGAAAACTTCAATACCCAGATATATGTTGACTCACCTATGGCGGTTAAGATTTGTAAATTGATGTGTCATATTGTCAACGAGAAACAAATGCACGTTTGGGAAAAGGTTATGACTTGGAAGAATGTACATTTTATCAGTGAGTATGCAGATAGCAAAGCGTTACAGGAAACAAATGAGTCTTGTATTGTATTGGCGAGTAGCGGTATGATGTCTGCTGGAAGGTCAGTATCGTGGGCGCAGAAACTTTTAGGTAGCCCAAAGAATCACTTTGTATTTTGTGGTTACAGCGCAGATGGCAGTCTTGCTGATAAGATAAAAAACAGTATGCAAAAAACTATTACAATTGATGGTAAGGTTGTGCCTAACAAAGCGTATGTCACAACATTAAATAGCTTTTCAAGTCACATACAACATAATCAAATGCTTGAGTATTATTCTAACATAGATTGTAATAAGATTGCAATTGTTCACTCAAATTTTAATGATAAGGAAAAATTCTGCAAAGAATTGCAAGACGAATACTCAAAGAAAAATAAAAGCACAAAGGTTATATGTGTCAATAGCGGAACGGCAATTAGTTTATAAAAAATGCGATTATGTGGCAAATCATGATTTAAAAAAATGCGATTTGTGTGAAATCATAAAAGGAGATTATAAAATGGCGAAATCAAGTATAGTAGAAAAGAATACAATAACTATAAAAGGAATACTGAGTGTTAGCGAAGATAGTAACACGATTGCTGTTGAACTTGAAGATGGACAGGCAATCGAACTTGCAACTACGCTTAGTCATTTTGATGGTGTTGATGTAACAATTAGTGTTTCAAATACCGTAGAGAGATAACCAAGGAGGAGTTGTTATAAAAGACAAGTTTACCAAAGAGCAACTTAGAACTATTTATGAAGTTTGTTCAAAAAAAGAACTTTATAAAAGCTGGAATGAAGTTGCTGAGATGTTAAACAAACGCTTTGGAACTTCATATTCTGAAAGCTGCTTTAGAAAGACTTGGCAGTATTTTGACCGTATGTATTCTGCTTGCAAGGATATATTCACATCGAGTGATGATGTTTGTAGGGAGATAGAACTTAAAAGTCGTGAACTTCGTAAGGAGAGAATGAAGTTACAAACTGCCAACTTGGAACGCAATCGTCTGGATAGAAATGAAGCAAGGCAAGAGTTATATTTTGAACAAATAGGCAATGCTATCCAAACACTTCCTGTTCCTGCATTTAAAAATGAAATAGACACTATTGACAATCGCCCATTAACTTATGTGGTTGCAATTAGTGATACACATTATGGTGCAACATTCGAGTCTCATAACAATTCTTATTCTCCAGAGGAATTTGGAAAAAGATTGGAATATTTATCTGATAGACTTATTGAATTTGTAACCTCAAGGGGATTGCAGAAGATTATAGTAACATCTTTGGGAGACAGTATACAGGGTATTATACATATGTCAGACCTTGCGTTAAACGATACTTCTGTTGTAAAGGCAGTAGTAAATTATAGTAGATTAATTGCTATGTTCTTAAACAAATTGTCTGCATATACAAATGTTGCATATTATCATGTTCCAACGGCTAATCATACTCAAATAAGACCTTTGGGAACAAAGGCTTCTGAGCTTGCTGATGAAGATTTAGAGTATGTTATTGGTAATTATATCAAGGATATACTTGCAAACAATCCAAGAATAAATGTTCACTTAGCAAACGACAATACTCAATATATCAAGATTACTGATGTAACTGGATTTGATTTATATGCGTTGCATGGTCATCAAATAAAAAATATATCTACAGCTTTACAGGACATTAGAACTTTAACAAATCAGAATGTAGATTTTTTGCTTATGGGTCATTTGCATGGTGGTAAAGAAACTATTGTCGCAGAAGGTTGTACATATGACTGTGAAGTTATTGTTGCCCCATCGTTTATTGGTAGCGACCCTTATTCAGATAGTTTATTTAAAGGTTCTAAGGGTGCTGTAAAGATTTATGGTTTCGATGATATATATGGACATACCGAAACCTATAAAATAATTTTGAATTAAAGGAGAGATTTTCGTGGTAAACGCTTCTTACAAAACATACGGAAATTATGATGAGTTTACAACTGACCTTTTGTTATCTGTAATGCGGAACGGTTGTTCTGGCGTAATTATTAATTATCAAGATTATCAGGGATTTGCCGCAAGTATGAATGGCAAAACTATCAATGGTAATACAATTGCTTTTGATTATGATAGTTGTACAAGATTTGATGAAGAAATTGCAGAAGCCCGTAGTGGAGATGGGAACATAATGGTTGCCGTTTACGATGACGGTGTAATGATAGGTGAAGCGGTGAAGTATTCTGATAACAAAAATGCTTTTGCTGACACAATATATTTTGTGGAGAAGTCCGCTGTTGAGACAGCCATGAAGTATGCAATTGCATCAAGCTTCGTCCCATTTCAGATACAAGAGAAAATAAGACTGTAAGATTGGCAATAGCTGGTCTTTGATATAGTTCTTGCCACCAAGGGCAAGTAAAATATACTTGTACGCCCAAAGGGGCGTATGGTTGTGTAGCTCAGTTGGTAGAGCAGCGGTCTGTTAAACCGTTGGTCGCAAGTTCGAGTCTTGCCGTGACCGCCAATATAAAAGAATTGCATTTATCTTCTTTGTAAGCTCAATGCTTGCGTTGCGCTTAGTTTCTTGGTATTTGCCATTAAAGTATACCGTAGACAGTAACCTTGTGTTGAGTCACATGAGCAAGATTTGTGGTACAACAGAGCCATTAACTGGCACTATATAAGACTCGGCTCTTTACGAGCACCAATGTACCTACCACGCCTCTGATGCAAGCGTACCACGGTAGGTCTTTTAAGAAAAGAGTCTGCAAGCATCTCTTACATTGCGGTGTCTGTGCGCACAGGTGGTGCTTTGATTTTCGTGCTTGTATATTGCGCATTATACCGTTTACAGTACAATGTAAGGGTGCGCATTATGGGTGTATCGTCTAATAGGTAAGGACACGACCCTTTCAAGGTCGTAATGGCGAGTTCAAATCTCCCTACGCTCACCAAATAGAGGGTAGAGTTTTACGATTCTACGAGAGATGAAAACCGTACTCTCCGCTGTTCGCTTGCAGCAGTAGGTGTTCAGGACGAGTCCTGCAAAGCCACAAGCCCAACGTCTTGCAGAGGACGTAAAACCGCTGTATAGCTCTGATAACGTTTAAGGAGCGTATTTGAGGGTATAGTTCTCATAGCGAGTAAGGGTGATGTTGTGACGTTGCCCTTATATATCCCATGTTTTAGATATTTTCATAACTTTATTTCCTCCTATGGGGAGGTCGCCTCCCCGATATGCAATACGCTATTGCAATGATATAGCTGATTGCACCATATTACACAAAGGAGAATTGAAAAGTGGAATACAATTATATTTGTCCTAATTGTAAAAATAAATTTATTGTTGAAAAGAAAATAAGTGAATACAATCCCCACGAAGCTTGTCCTCTTTGCGGCAAGGAATCTAATAGGGATATGACAAAAAATTATTGTAATGGTAATTATATTGTTAAGACCACTGGTTTTTACGGAAAGACTTCCGATTAACATTTTTGTCGAAGGGAGATTTTAAACTTGTCAGAAAAAAGAGGTAGACCCAAGGGAAGTAAAATGAAAAACAGTCCTACAAAAAGATGCACTAACTGTAATAGGGAACTGCGATTGAATAATTTTTATGTTGCTTCAAATCCTTTGACTTCCAGTGATGGCAAAACTGTTAATATTTGCAAGGATTGTTTCAAGGCTGGTTCTTTAAACATGGATGGCAGCTTAAACGTAGAGTCTTTTAAAAAGATGCTTATGCTTATAGACAGACCATTTTTGCCAGAGGTTCTTGATTTTAGTATAGCAGAAGTTGAAAAGTCTGATACTTATACAGATATTATTGGAAAGTATATGAAAAATATTTCTACATTATCCAAGTATTCTAAAATGACTTTTATGGAGAGTATGAAGTTACTTGGTAATGATACAACGACTTGTACTAAGATTACAACTTCTGGACACAAAAGCAAGCAAGAGAATGTCAATGAAGTATTCGTCAGTCAAGACGATGAGTTTATTGTTACAGAGGAAATAATTGATAGATTTGGCGAAGGCTATACCAAAGCGCAGTATCGCAAGATGCAAAAAAAATATGATAAACTTAAACAAAACTATCAGTTGACAACAAATCTTCACGAAGAAGCCCTTGCAACATATGTCAGATTTAAGGTTAGAGAAGAAGAAGCAACGGCTAACGGAGATGTGGAGAGTGCAAATAAATGGAATAAAGCAGCCCAAGATGCTGCTGAAAAAGCAAAACTTACTCCCAAGCAGCTAACACAGGCTGATTTACAGGGTGGTATAACTACTATTAGTGAAATATCAAAGGCAGTCGAAGAAGCCGCTGACATTATAGAAATTTTGCCAAGGTTTAAATATGCTCCTAATGATGCACCAGATTTTATAATTTGGTGCTATATTAATTTCTGTCGCAAATTGAAAGGTTTACCAGAAGTAGCTTATGAGGAAGTTTATAAGTTTTATGACAGAAAGAAAGAAGAATATATTGCACAGTATGGCGACCCATATAATATTTTTACAGATGATACTTCTGAAAAAAACCGAGAAGCTGTAAAGAAGTTTATTCAATTGCCAAAAGACTACAATGTAGGAAGTGATACCGATGGCGAATGATAGAATTAAAGCTCTTGTGGATGATACTCCTTTTGGTAAGAGAATTGAGAATTATTATGATTTAATAAGCTTCTTTCGTTTCTATCCTGATTTAATGTTGGATATGCTTAAACCCCCAAAGGGAGGCATCAATCTTCATCTTGACCAAAGAATTTTTCTCAGATGCGATTTGAGATTTTTTAGTATGTATGGAGATTTTTCAAGAGGCTACGCAAAAACATATGACGAGGTATTGGATTGCATATGTGCTGCAATGTTATATCCTAATATAACTGTTGCTATTTCAGCACAAACAAAAGAAAATGCTGCTGACCTTTTGGCTGCTAAATGGAACGAAATAACAAAACACTATCCACTTTTATTAAACGAAGTAGAGGACAAACCTAAATTTTCAAAGGGCTATGCCTATATCAAGTTTAAAAATGGTTCTGAAATTGATGCTATTGCAAATGCTCAAAGTACAAAAGGACAAAGACGTACTCGCTTGAAAATAGAAGAAGCGGCTTTGTTAAATAACACATTATTTGAAGATGCTCTTGCACCAGTAGTAGAAGTACCAAGACTTACCGTTGGCAAACTCGGAATACCTGACCCCTGTGAACTTAATCAACAAATTCATTTCTTCACAACCGCTGGATTCAAAGGTAGTGACGAATATCTTAGACTATTAAGTATGGTTGACGAAATGGAACAACTTAAAGGAAAGATTGTTCTTGGTTCTAATTGGATGTTGCCTTGCTGGTATGGTCGTGGTTCAAGTAAGAGTCAGATACTCAATAAGAAAAAAAATATGTCACTGGTAGCTTTTGCACAAAACTATGAACAAGAATGGGTTGGAGCTTCTGAGGGAGCATTGGTAAATATTAATAAACTGCTTAATTGTAGAGTTTTATCAAAACAAACAAAGATAACAGAAAATGATGAAATCTTCATGGGTGTTGACGTTGCACGAAGTCAGAAAACCTCTAACAACCAATCTTCAATCGTAGTTGGTAAAATCATACGCAATGCTGATGCTTCAAGGATTGTTGCGGTTGAAATCATTGATATTATAAATGTTCCTAATATATATAATTTTACCAAACAGTCTATAAGAGTAAAGCAAGTACAAAAGCAGTATCATGCAAGGATGGTTATTTGTGATGGTAACGGTTTGGGTGCTGGACTTATAGATGCGTTGTTAACAGAAACTATTGACCCAATTACAGGAGAAAGTTTAGGTTGCTGGGACACAATTAATGATGACAATGAACCAGAGATTCCAAATTCGCCCAAAATCTTATACAATCTCAAGGCGCAATCATGTCAGAACGAAATAGTTACTACCTTTATTGATTATGTCGAAAGTGGTAAATTAAAATTATTAGAAAGAAAAATAGAGACAGATTTTACCGAAAACGAGTGGGCGGATTCCGAAAATTTAATAAGACCATATATTGAAACTGATGCGTTCATTGAAGAAGCTGCCAATTTAAAAATGAAGCATTTATCTAATGGTGGAATAACAATTGAAAGAGTTGCAAGAAAAGTAGACAAGGATAGAGTTTCGGCGTTAATATATATGCTTTGGTATGTTGAAAAATTTGCTAAAGATATGTCCATAGACGAAGAATATGAAACTCAGGTATTTGTGAACTGAAAAAAAGAAAGGAGGTATAAATGGCTAAAGTACATAAAATAACCAGACGAAAAGATACAACTAACTATGAAGTAAATAGTTATTGGTGGCATAGCGATGTAACTACAAAAACGTGGTTTGATATTTTGAGCGACTATCGAATTGAAGATATAGTTAGTATGATTCAAAATCCTATGAACGACCACAACAACAAGGGGCTTAGAATTATTTCACGAAGATTGTATTCGAGCGATGGTATTTTAAGGAACACTCTCGATTATATGAAAGCCCTCCCCTCCTTGGATTATGTTATAACCAATTATATTACAGATAAATCTTCTAAAATACAAAAAGAAATAATGAATTATACTATGCGCAAAATAAAGCATAAGCAATTAATTAGAGATATTATTTTAAAAGGTTGTATTGATGGAATTGCTTTTTATTATTTAGATACTGGCAAAACAAAACCTTCTAATAAAAAATATATGAGTAAGTGGAAAGCAACTTCTATTTCAGAAGTTAATGCTTTAAAACCAAAGCTTGCTAAGTTAAATATTGCAATAAAATCTTTACCTACGGATTATTGTCGCATAGTTGGAACAATGAATAGCTCGTATGTTGTTGCTTTTGATTTAAGTTACTTTGAAAGCGACAATATGGAAAACCCAAGGGATAAATTAAAAAAATATCCTACTGAATTTACAGTAGCATATAATAAATGGGTTAATGATAAAACAGCAGAAAATCAAATGTTTATTTTGGACAATACCAAAACAATCGTTCACAAGATTTCTTCTAATCTTGATGAGCCTTGGGGCAGACCGCTGGTACTTGGCGCAATTCAAGACATTATATATTCAGACGATTTTAGAAGAACAAAAAGAAATTTGCTTGGGAATATCAACAATAATATTATATATGAAACATTCCCAGAAGGAAAAACTGCTGGTACTTCAGCACTTTCAAAAAAGCAGCAGGAAGAACAACATGATGCAGTAAAAAGGGCTGTTCAAAGAAAAAGCAATTCAAGCGGAACGACATTCTTTTCTGTTGCCGCAGGAACGAAAATTGGAAGTATCGAAACCAAGACTGATTTGTTTGATAACGATTACGAGTCCAATCTTGATACTAAAGTCGGAACTGACTTGGGATTTGCGGCTTCGCTCCTTAATGCAAGTGGAACAACTTCATTTAGTTCTCAGCAAACCAATCTTGAATTAGTTACCAGTCAACTATTTGAGTGGATATGTGATATTACTTCGGAATTAAATAAGGTCATTAATTATAATATACTTGAATTGGGCTATATTAATATTGAAATAAATTACTTGCCAATAACCCATTTAAACAGGGAGAAATATTTCAATACAGCCAAAGAATTATTCACTATTGGTAGAGGTTCACTTGCGTATCTTGCTAATTGCGCTGGTATTCCCAAAGATGTTTATTTTGCTATGTTGGACGAACAGTTGGAAGAAGGAGTATTAGACAAATATCCAGTTAATAAGACTTCTTATAATACCTCTGGAAATCAAGAAGATAGTAGTGGCGGTAGACCAACAAATGATAATCCTACCAATCCAAATACAATTAAGAGTAAAACAAATAACTCTAACAATCAACCCAAACCAAATGGTTAAAGAGACTTGCTATAATACAGCAAGTCCTTTTTATTATAGCATATGAGAGGTGGTGAGAATGTGAATACAATTATTGAAATGGGAAGTAAACGTACTAAAAGTGGCAGAAGGTATATAAAGATGGCACTTCTCACCATACATGAAAATGAAGAAGATACGCAAGGTAACGGACTCCATTGGAAGGAAAAATATGTCCTTAACAATTTGGAAACCGCTATTAATATGCCGATATGCTGTGAGTTTACAGATGATACAAAGACAGTACCCTTGGGACATGGATATACTGACCAGATTGAAGATGGTAACGGTAATTCAGTACCCATATTTCAAGATTCGGACGTAGTTGGAGTAATCGAAAAAGCACAGTTAGAAATGATTAATGTAAATGGTTCTGACAAAAAGCTTTTAGTTGGAGAAGGTTATTTATTTGACCAACGCTATCCTAACTTTGTAAAATGGCTCAAGAACAATTTACAAACAAATGTTATAAAATCTTCTATTGAACTAACTGGAAAAGAAGAAAATGACTACCAAATTATATACGAAGGTGAAGCTACTGACGAATACAGAATACCTATGGTGTTTGATTTCAGTGGTACTGCTATTTTAAGTGTTAAAGAAGCTGATGAAAATGCAATTGTATTAGAAGCCGCTTCTTTGAATAAAAACAAGAATAAAGAAAGTGAGGTTAACAAAATGGATAAAGAGACACTTGCTATGATTACTGATTCCGTAAAGGTTGCAGTATCAGAGACTAATGCTAAAAATGCCGAGTATGAGGCAAAGATTACAGAGCTTAATCAGATTATAACAGATAAGGATTCCAAGATTGCGGAACTTAACGCTTCTGTTGCTGAAATTCAGTCTGCACTTGATGCGGTTAGGGCTGAGATTGACCAGAAGTCCAAGGAGCTTGACGGTGCTTGGGAGGAAAAGAGAGCACTCGAAGTTGCACTTGGCGAGGCAAAGGCAAAGGAGAGACTTGGCGAACTTAATTCTGCTATCGCAGGATTTACAGATGAGCAGAAGGAGTATGCAAAGGATGAGATTGAAAAGTTCAAGGCTGACCCTGTTAATGTTGAGATTAATACAGTAATTGATGCTATTTATCGTGGCATTGGTATGAAGTCAGTAGAAAAGAAAGAAGATACCACCGTTGAGCTTAATTCTGCAAATGGCGACATTTATGGTGAAGTCTTTAGAGCAAAAACAAACACAACAAATTCAGACGAAGGTTCTATTTATTAATTAAGAAAGGAAGGTTTTAATATGGTAAAGGTACATACTATGAAGATGATTGAACATTTTGGTGATAGCTACCCTAATGTTACAGCACACGCAGATATGATTAATGGCGCACTTGTTGGTCTTACATATACAGGTGCTTCAAAGGTAACTAAAGCTCCTGCAAGTGGCGAGGAACTTTATATTGTTCTTAATACTCAGGTTGGTGATAAGGAGTACGCTCTTACTTATCCTATCGCACAGGGAGAGTATGTAAATCTCTTTAAGCTCTCTAAGTGGGAAGGTATGGAGCTTGATGTAACAAAGGAGAATATAGAAGGTACATTCGCCAATATTGCAGTAGGAGATACACTTACATTTGACGCTACTACATTTAAGTTTAAGAAAGATACCGCAACTACTGGTGATATTTGCTTTAAGGTTATGAAGCTCCTTACTATAGGTGTAAGAGTTCTTGTAACTATTGCTGAATAATTTTTTAAGAAAGGAATGATAAGGATATGAGAAGATATGAACTTAATGAAATGACTAATAGTCGCAAAGATAAGGTCGTTAGTGAGCTTAATTCACAGTCTCCTATTGTAAAGGCTTATAGTGCTATGGTCAATGGACAGTCCATTGACTCTATTAAAGACGGAGAGGGTAAGCTTGTTGGTAACAAGTGTAGAAATTATATTAAGGAACTGAACGCAAAAGCCGAGGGTGGTGATACTTCTGCTATTTCTGAGCTTAATGCTATCAGAACACTGGTTGTAAGCCCCCTTGTACTTGAGGAGATTAAGCTTCTGGGATTCTTTGGAGACTTTGAACAGCTTGGCTACGGCGAGGATATTAAGCGTAAGGTAACAAAGCAGAGCATTAATACAAGAGGACAGGCTCTCAATGGCGATGTTCCTTTTAGCTTTAACTACGAGGACGAGTATGGTGTGCCTTCAACTTCTCTTGCTGCTGGTTACGAGGTTGATTATCGTAAGGCTCAGTATGGCGATATGAGTTCCGAGAACACTCTTATTCAGAACATCCAGACAGATATGATGAACAAGGCAAAGGCTTATGCTTTTGACAAGGTTATTAATGCTGTTACAAACGCAAATATTAAGAATATTGTTCTTGGTGTTACAAGACAGGGAGTACAGGACGTTATTAATAAGGCTCGTCCTTTTGGTCGTGTAACTCTTGTGGGCGATACTTCCGCTGTTACAAAGCTGAATACCATTGCTACATATGCAGATGCACAGGCAACCCCTTATCTCAATATCTCTCAGGAGGCAATGAACGAGATTAAGAATAATGGTTATGTTTCAAGCATTATGGGCGCACTGGTATACGGTATGGACAATGCTTATGACCTTAGTTCAGTTAATGCTAATAACTGGTTTGACAAGATTATGGATGATAGATATATCTATGTAGTTCCCAATGGTATGGCTTCTCCTATCAAGCTCTGGACTCGTGGTGGTCTTACAAGCTTTACAGCAAATGACGCAACAACTGGTAAGATTCTTACAAGATATGACCTTGAGGTTGCTGCTGATATTGCAAAGGGTGAGGAGTATAAGATTGGTCTTATTGATACGGCATCATAATAAAAATCAATGGGGCGGTAAATACCGCCCCTAAAATATCAAGGAGGATTTTATTTAATGTTAGATATGAACGCAAATATTACAATTAGAAACTTAACAACATTTCCTGTGGGATTTATAAGAATCAATGGACAAGGAGAGGTTAATATTCCTCCTCGCACATCAATCCTTATAGATAGAGCAGAAGTAGTTTCTCAGGTGCAATCAGGAAGTGTAAAGTTCTGTGGTGAAAACAATGACCATTCCCATCCTTATATATATATTGATGATAAGGAAACAAGAGTTTATGTTGGTTTTGACACTGAGGATTCTGAGCAGTCTATTACTAACGAAGATAAGATAGAAGAAGCATTTAAAATTAAGAGTAAGACACAGTTTGAGAATACCATTAAAAAGCTTGTTACTACCTTACCAGAAAAGAAGTTCCTTATTGAGACTATGCGCAAGCTTGGGGTAAACGATTATAATAAGATTAAGTTCGTTGAAAAGTACACAGGTATTCCGCTGAATACAGAAGATAGCGAGTAATAAGGTGGTGATTGACATTGGGTGACGTAACTACAAAAGATGATGTTATCCAAAGCTTTCGTTCTCACCCAATGGCTAAAAAGCTGTTACCAGATGGGCTGGAGGACGAATGGTTTAGCTCTGCTTTGGCTCAATATGAATTAGATATAGATGAACTTGGCTACGATATGGATAATTCTCAGTTTAATTCAAAATTAAAGAATAGCGTTGTATACACGCTGGGGCTTATTATGTATCAAGAATATCTCATAAGAGAGTTATCAAGGGCAGAAAAAATAAATGGTTTCCGTGGAAAAGATATTCAATTAACTGGTAGTGATGCTTCAAAAAATGTAACCTATAAGGATTTAGTATTAGAAGAACAGAGGGTACAGGAACTTCTTCACAAACAGAAAACCCATGCTTTTAATTAACTGAGGTGATTAATATGGATTCAGAAAATTGGTATCTTATTAATCCCCAACCAACTATAAATAATGGTTTGGAAAATGAAGAATGGTATGATTGGGTTTTGGATGGTTTTGATGAGGACTTAACTGAAACTCCGTTAGGTGAAAATGTTATTTTTTGCAATGGTCAATATAATGGTGAAACAGGTTTATTTGAAACAGAATTTGAAACTGAGGCTGTTGTTCAAAATAAAACATTTGATGCGTACACACAGGGCTGGAAAAGACAAGTTCTCACACGCATAAGTGACATGGTTGCGAATTATAAGTATATTAAAATCAAAGATACAAAAGATAATTGGCAAATATATGTAATTATGGCTATGCCTGATAGTGATACAATTTATACGAAAGTGGTTGTTCATGAATGTAATTACACTTTGAAATGGCAGGACGAAGAAACTGGAATAATATATTATTACCCTTCTTATACCGCAGATGCGACACAGTATAATACGGGTGTTGAATCTGCAAACAACATCATTCAAACTGGCTATATACAGTTAATGAGTTGGATTTCGCTTGATGAAATAACGGCTGAATTACAACGTGATAAAAGAATGTTTATTGATGTATCTAAGAAGCATCCTGACGTTTATAATATTACATCAATGTCTAAAGTGCCATATTCATACAATGAAATGCGTATTATGAGAATTACATTCACAGAAAACGAATATAATCCTCAAACTGATAGAATTGATTTAATGCTATGTGATTACATTGACCCAAATTCAATTCCACAACCTACTGCTCCAATACTCATTTCATATTCTGGTAATCCAGAAATAAGAATAGGTAGAACTAAAACATTTAAAACTGACGTTGGTGTTACTTTTAGTTTGCTTGTTCCCGATGAGTGGAGAGATTACATAGAGCTTACTACATTAAATGAAAATTCATGTACAGTTCATGTGCAGTCTACTAATATTAATATAGTAGGAAGTAGTTTTAAACTAATTGCAAATAATGGCACACAATCAAGTGAACTACGAATTATAGTGAAAGGTGGTATATAATATGGCTAATGATAAAATTATTACCACTTTTAAAAATAAAATAATAGAACAGCTTCAACAAGACGAAGAAATTGTAAATGCCTTGGACATTAACGAAAACGAGGACAGTGAGGATTTAGCATATGTGCGACTGTTTCCTTATTATTATATTATTCCTACCCAAGAAGATGCAAAAACATATATCTTTGTTGAAATAGGAGTAGAAGCTGTTCAAGATAGATTTAATGCGTTAAAAAATGATATTGTATATGATAAGTGTACGGTTTATATCTATGTTGTTGCTCATCAAAATGTAATGCGTATGGATTCTGCTGGTCAATCTGCTGTGCGTATAGATTACATTTCTCAGCTTATAAATAAAAAATTCAATGGACAACGTATTGCTGGAATAGGAACTTTACAAAGAATATCTAATATGCCAAGAAGTCTTAATGATACATATAGAAGTCGTGAAATGATGTTTGAAGTTTTAGATTTTAATAAAGAAATGTGTGATAATAATGATAGTTGAAACATTGGGTATGTTGCGTGGGCGTGATTATCAGATAACTGACAAAATCACAATACGTCAACCCACTCTTGGAGAAATAGAAGAATTAGGTGAGGATAAGTATTATGCAATGATTTCAACTTTTACTTGTACACCGTTTGATGTTATTGCTCAGTTAGATGATATGAACATCGACTTTACAAAAATCACAAGCTATCAGCTATTCTGTGTATTGTGCCAATCCTTAGACTATCAAAGTACAAAATTGTTATTTGGCGAGATAAACTTTAATGAGTTTAGAATGGTTAACTGTGGTGATAAATTAGAATTACATTGGTACGATACTGTAATTGATGAAAAAATTTATTCTGATATTACCGAATACTTGCGAAAAATTAATATGTTGTCTCCTCCTAAATTTACAAAAGTGGCAAATGATTATACAAAACAAAAAATGATTGAATATGCTCATAGTGACTTAGAGCTTGCAAAGAGAAGAAAACCTAAGTCAATTTTAAAAACAGCTATTTCAAGAATAACCAATCATCCATATTTTAAATACAGACTTGACGAGGTGTGGGACATGAAAATATATGCTTTTTATGATTCCGTGTCAAGTATTAATATAATAGAAAACTCAAACCATCTTTGCATTGGAGCTTATTCTGGCAATCTGGATATGAGTAAAATAAACAAAAACGAATTTAATTGGCTAAGAGAAGTCAGTTAAAAAAGAAAGGAAAGTGATTACATGGCTACAAATGTAACAGGTGTTATTCCTGATATAATTCAGCGTATTGTTGGTCGTGACCGTACAACTGCCGAGATTCTTTTTATCACTGGAAAGGTATCAAATGGTTCATTACAGTGCGATGCACAGGAAGTTGTAAAGAACGATGCAGAGGGTACTCCTATTAAGCGTTGGATGAACGCAAAGACAGGTCAGTTTAGTGGTGACGAAACCTTCTGGAATCTTGACCTTTATTCTCAGCAGCTTAATGGCGAGGGTAAGACATTCGGCACTACTGGTAATGGAATTATAGTTCCTATTTCTGACCCTGTAAAGACATATAAGGCAGGAGATACTTTAACTAAGTATACCCTCAAGTATGCCGCTGCTAACGTTGGAACTGAGTCTGTTCCTGAGTATAAGATTTCAGTTTGTATTCTTGGCAAAGACGATTATCCTAAGAAGATTTTCAAGCTTGGTCAGGCTGCATCTGACGGAGTATTTACTTATACTTCTGGTACAAAGACACTTACTTTTGCAGAAGGAGATATAAATGAAGGCGATAAGCTCTTTGTGGAATATGACTTCAATTCCGAGGACTGTGTTGCAATCATTAACTCTGCTGACAAGTTCCCCAAGGACATTGAGATTGTTGTAGAGGGACTTTTTGAAACAGCTTGTGGCACAGCTCTTGCTGGTTATACCATCTTCCCCAAGGCGCAGCTCTCTGCTTCTGTAACTGCAAGCTTTGGCAAGACAGACACATTCCCCTTCTCGTTCTCCGCACAGCAGGATTATTGTGACGAGAACAAACAGCTCTTTAGAGTGGTATTCCCCACACTCCCTGAGACTCCTTGATGGTGAGATTTAAATGGCTGAAATAAACGCTTATTGTCAGATTTGTGGTAAGGGCTATCACTATTGTCGTTCTTGTGGGGAAATTGGAAGTTGGAGGGCAATAACTTGTTCTCCAGAGCATTATCAAATTGTACATCTTCTCAGAGAGTATCGTGAAGGAGTTACAAATGCTAAAGAAACGGCTGAAGCCTTTGCAAGTCTCGGTATTTCAATTGATAGCGAAATGCCGTACCTTGAAGCTGTGTCAAGAGATATTAAGAAAATTATTTCAAAAGGCACTCCTAAAAGAGCTTCAAAGCCCAAACCAAAAGAAGATACAAATAACGAAGAAATAGAATAATGAAAGGGGTAAGTCATACAATTTGGCTTACCCCTATTTTTTTTATAAGGGAGGAATAAATGACAATTATTGCTTTAGACCAAAGTACAACCGCAACAGGGCTGTCTGTATTTGAGAATGGAGAGCTTGTTGATTACTACTTAATCAAACCCAAAAAGAAGAAACGTATCGATGAAGTTTCTTATGTCTACGACAAGACTAAGCGTACACTTTTTGTTGATATGCCTGAGTGGAAATATGAAATAACGTTATTAAGAACAACGCTCATTACAGATATTATTGAAAAGGAATTGCGTAAAATTGCCCCTGATGTAGTTTATTTTGAGGAGATTTTTGAAAATGGAAACCCAAAGGGCTATAAGTCGCTGGGTAGATTACAGGGTTTTATTGCTCATTTGTGTCATACTTTAAATATCCCATATAAAATAATTGAAGAAAGTAAGTGGATAAATACTTGGGGTACATATGACAGAACAATAAAACGCCCAGAGCGTAAAAAAGATATTATGAAGAAAGTAAATGACTATTATGGTCTTGATATAACAGTTGACGATTTGTCTGATAGTATAGCTCTTGGACGATATGCAACGGAAATTGAAAAGGAGAATTAATATGGCAAAGATTAATACTATTATTGCAAAGTATCAGGAAGAAAAAAGTAGACCCATAAAGGTAAAGGGAGAAATTATTAATATATTTACAGCATTAACTACTGACGATTTTGCAGAAATTGTTTCTCTTATTGTAGATAGTTGTTTTAATGAAAAGGGAGAGTATGAGTCATGGAGAAAACCTGTTATTACCCACTATGCTATGATAGTATACTTTACTGATTTAGATATTTCTGATTATAGCGTGAATGAAATTTACGAGCTGTCTCAGGGACAGTGGTTTATTGAGATTGAACGTAAGGTCACTAATCTTGAAATCTGGAGTGATATAGAAACTGCCGTTATAGACCAAATTAATTATCGTATCAATACTAAGAAAACTTCTTTTGACAAGCTTTGTGAAGATATATCAACAATAATAACCACAGATAATACTGAGAGTCTTATTATGGCAAAAGAAGTATTAAATGGAATTAATAAGGTTGATAAAAAAGCATTTATCAATGCAGTTATAAACAAAAAGAGGCGAAAGTAAGGTGGTAAGTATGGCAGATAGTATAGAAAAACAACTTGAAAAAATACTGCAAACAGAAGTAAAAATGGAAAACGGAAAAACCTTAAAGGAAAACCTTGAGGGAGCTATTCAATATCTTTATCAAATATTAGATAACCATATTAGAGAATATTATCTGTCATATGACCCAACTAATTATGAACGTACATTTGATTTTATGGATTCGTTATACGCTGAAAATTTTTTACAAGCAAGAGTAAGAGGAAACAGAATAGAACTTAGTGTTTCTTTCATGGACTCTATGGCTAATCATCCCAACTTTAATCACACCCACCAGTCTTATGTTCCCCTTTTAATTAACTCTGGTTGGTATGCACCAAAATTGGAAAAACGAATAGGGCATAAAGTTCATCGCTTGACTTATTATGAAGGCTATCATTTTGTCGAAAAAGCAATTGCACAATTTAATCGACAAAACCCATATAGCGTATATATATCATCAAATGATGTTACAGCTACATGGAATGGACAAGAGGTTCATCTTAAAAATTTCTAATTATGGGAATCTTGTAAGTATCAAGAGAAAGGAGGTAATCAGCTAAATGGCAAATAATAGTAAAATTGTAATAACTGCTGGTTTACAAAAGAGAGAAACGGTTAGTACCATACAGAACGATTTAAAATCAGTTAGTGAGCAACTTAATGCAAATAGGGCATTACAAATTACCTGTAACATTGACTTAAAAAAAACAACACAGCGCATACAGTCTCAATTAAATACAATATCTTCTAACTTAAAGCTGAATATTGGTAATATAGATTTTGACACTCGTAGCACAACAGCAAATGTTATGAGTAATATTCAAAATGCTTCTCAAAAGACTGCCAAGGAAGTAGACAAAGTTTCTAATTCTTTGAGAGACTTGAATGATACATTTACCAGAAGTTTTAATGTGCTGACAACTAACGGATATACTGATGCTAATAAGAATATAACCCTTCTCGAAAAGAAATTAGCTCCTTTGGGAGAAGTCAGTGTAAAGGGATTGTATAGTGGAAAAGAAGCTTCTGATAGTGAAAAAGGCAGTGGTAAAGCCTTAGACGGTCTTATCGCAACAATTAAAAACGCTCGTGGAGAATTAAGAACCCTACGTTTTGAAATAAATGAAACTGGAAATGCTTTTGAATATGTTTCTGGTACTTATAATGACAGTGGTGTTTTAAAACAATCAGAACAACTTACAAGATTTGTAGACCAGTATATATCTAAGTTAAATACCCTCAAAGCAAAAGTTGGCGAAGGATTCGCTCCAAATATAAAAGCAACATTAAATGAAGATATAATTTCTTTTGATACCTTTGAAAAGAAGCTTGCTGAATTAAAAAATGGTAAGGGTAATGTTGAGGAATTACGGGCTGAATTTGTTGCACTTGATGGTGCGGTAAAGAACTTAGGCTCATTGCTTAGAGGTGGAGATAGTTCGCTCAATCAGTTTACTAATGCAATAAACAATGCAAGAAATTTTTCTAACGAATTAAAAAACTTGCAAGTTGCTTATGAAGGATTAAACGGGCTTAATCAATCAGAAACCACATTTAATTCATTGGCTGAAGCGCAGCAAAAATTAATTGATTTGCAGCGTACACAATCACAAGATGGTTATAATGAAAAGTGGATAAGACAGTATCAAGAACTTAGTATCTTGATTAGTCAAATTACAAGTGACATAAAGCTGGCTAAAAACTTAGAGTCTCAGGATGCTTCTTCTTCCACGAAAAAACAGTTAGAGGCTTTAAGAGAAATAAATGCGGCTTATCAGAAAATTCAACAATATTCTAAGGTTACTTTATCCCCTTCTGCTACAAATGAAGAAAAGGGTGTTGCTGAAAGCTATGTAACACGTTACAGACAGGTTGTTGCTTCAACAATTGAAAGATTACAGAACGAGGGTTTACTGACAAAAGAAGTCTCTCAGCAGATACAAGAATATGATAATCTTTTAATTGATGCACAGAACTTGGCAAAGGCAAAACTTGATGGCATTGCCTTACAGCAAAAAGAAGTTGAACTTCAAAGACAATCGGCACAAGCACTTAAAGAGTCAGAACGTACTGCAAAAAATGCTTCTGCGAAAATTACTCTTGATAATCGCATAGCAAAAGTTTCTGCTTCTCTTGAAGATTGGTCTAATAAAAATAAGAAGGTAGCGCAGTCAACCAAACTCACCTCAGACGGTATAACTACTTTTGCTGAAAAATTAAAACAGTTACAGAGTAGACTTAGGAGTGGCAATTTAAGTGCAGACGATTTTAAACACCTCAATGAAGAAATAGCTACGTTTAAAAAAGAAGCAGATGCCGCTAATTTAACAACAAATTCTTTCTTTAGGAGTATGCGTATTCAACTCAGTCAGGTTCTTATGCAATGGATTTCCTTGCAAGGAGCTATTCGCATTGTAAAGTCATTAGTTAATGAAGTTATTACTCTTGATAATGCGATGGTAGAGCTGAGAAAAGTCACAGAAGCCAGTGACAAAGAGTTTGAAGATTTTCAGAAATCTGCTGCTATAACTGCCAAAACATTAGGCGCAAGTGTAAGCGATGTTATTAACGCTACGAGTACATTTAGCAGAGCTGGTTTTAATTTGCCAGATGCCGAAGAACTTGGTAGGGTTGCTACGCTTTACAAAAACGTAGGTGATGGCATTGACATAGATGGTGCTTCTGAAAGCATTATCAGTGTTATGAGAGCTTTCAATATGGAGGCTTCTGAAGCTGAGAGAATTATTGATAGAATTAATAATGTATCAAACAACTTTGCTATTGATTCTCAGGGACTTGGATTTGCATTACAAAGAGTAGCTTCTGCTATGAGTGCAGCTAATAACACTCTTGACGAAACTATTGCACTTACGACAGTTGCGAATGAAATAGTTCAGAATCCCGAGATGGTTGCACAAGGTTGGAGGACGGTGGCACTTCGTATTCGTGGTGCTAAAACAGAGCTTGAAGAAGCTGGAGAAGATACCGAAGGAATGGTAGAATCTACGGCTAAACTTCGTGAGCTTATTAAAGGCATCTCTGGCGTAGATATAATGATTGACGAAAATACATTTAAGTCAACTTATCAGATTATCGAGGAACTTGGTAAAGTATGGAATGACATTAGCGATATTGACCAAGCATCACTTCTTGAGGCAATCGCAGGAAAACGTCAATCAAATATTGTTGCCGCTGCTCTTAATAATTACGAGAGACTTGATGAAGTTTTAGACAAGTCGGTTAATTCAACTGGTTCTGCCATGAGAGAGCAAGACAAATACGCAAAGTCTATTCAGTATTCTCTTGATACTCTGAAAGCCGCATACCAAGAGTTTGCACAAACTATTGTTAATAGCGATTTTGCCAAAAATCTTCTTGGAGGAGCGCAAAAATTCTTAGAAATCCTTACCAAGATTATTGACACATTTGGAACTCTCCCCGTAATAATGGGTGGGTTAGGAGCTTTCGGTGGTAAAAAACTTGGTATATTTGGAACTGCCATTGATGATGTTGATAAAGTTACCAAGAAAGTAACATTATTTGGCAAAGAGCTTTCTGCTGTAAAAGCTGATTTAAGAAACTCTGACACAAAGGGATTGGCTAAAGTCGGAGTTGCTTTGGATAGTGTTAAAGTTAAAGCCTTTGCTGCGGAGCTTGCCGCTACTGCTCTTAATGCTGCTTTAAGTTTTGGTTTATCTCTTGCAGTTAGTTTGTTAATAAAGGGTGTAGGCTCTTTGGTAGACAAGTTGATTGTTACCGAAGAAGAATTAAATGAAGTTAGACAAAGTTCGATTGATACGTCCAATGCTCTTAGAGATAATACAAAGTCCTTCATAGAAGAAGCTGAAAGCATTAAAGAACTCGTAACCCAATATAAGCAAGTAGCTTTATCTATTGATACTACTGTTAATGCAAAGGATAAATTATCTCAAATTCAAGCAGATTTAATTGACAAGTTTGGTAAAGAAGCGAATGGGTTAGACCTTGTTAACGGAAAATACGATGAACAGATTCAGAAGATTGATGAATTATCTAAGGCGCAATATGAACAATGGAAAACAGAAAACGCCGATAAAATAAAAGATGCAGAAAAAGTTATAAACTACAATGTTGGTTGGGTTAGAAAAGATGATAACGGACGTTTGACAGAAGAAATTGAAGGCGCTAACCAAGTCTATCTCAAAGGTTGGGTAGACCATACCGATGACCTTGCTGCTTCATTATATAAAATCGAAGATGTTTCTGAAGATATACAAGATATATACCAAAATATTGCTGGAATTGATTTTGTAGATGGATTCTTCTCAAATGATATTTTCTTATCTGGCACAGTTGAAGATGCAAAGAATCAACTTGAACAGTTAATACAAGCTTATTCTCAGCTTGAAAATGTTGATAAGGAAACTCTTGCGAAACTTACCAAACAATATAATTATCTTAATACAGAGCTTGAGAACGCAGAATATTATATGTCTGAGATAAGAAAGTACGAAGCTCCAGAAATTGAGGTAATTGGTGAGGTTTCAAAAGAAAACCTAAATAAACTTGATACCTTGTACACCTCTGTCGAGGAAACCAGAGCTAAATGGTTTGAGAGCATGAACGAAATTGAAAATGGTTTCGGTAAGACTGTTGACACAATGACTTCTGCGCTTCAAACCCTTGCTAATGGTGAAGGATTATCAAATGCTGATTTCTGGAAAATAATGGAATTAGATACTGATAAAATTATTACAGACATTAAAATGGTTAATGGTCAGTATGTCTTGAATCAAGAACAATTAATGGAATTAAAAGACCAATATATTAATCAGCAAATCGCTTCATTGGAAACAGAAAATCAAACATTAAAAACCAAGAAAGAACAACTACAAGTAACCCTTGATGAGGCACAAGCCGAAGTTGCTTTATTGGGGGCAAGAGGATTGTCGAACTCTGCTTATCGTGCCGAGTATCAAGCTGCACTTGAAACAATCAGGAAGGGCAAAGAAAACTTACAAGAGTACGGAGAGCAAATTAAACGAAATAATATTTATATTACACAGTGGGAGCAAAAGCTTGGTAATACAGTGAATCTTACCGAAGCACTTGCGGCTCAACAGAAAAGACTTAATGACGAAATCAACCAGTTAAATAAGGATATTGATTCAATAAATAAGGAAATTGACAATCGTTTAAAGGCACAGGAATATGTTATTGATAATGTAATATCCAAACATGAAGAAGAATTATCTGCGCTTGAATCCGAAAAACAATCTTTACAGGATGAGCTTGACAGTCTTAATGAACAAAAGAGTGCGTTAGAAGATATTATTAAACAGTATGATACTGTTAATAGTGTTGTTCAAAGTACAATAGAAAAACAAAAGAAAGCACTTGAGGATGAACGCAAGTCTATTGAAGATACATATAATAAACGTATTGAAGCTCTTAAAACGGAGAACGAAGAACGTGAAGATGCTCTTGAATATGCACAGAAACTTGCGAATCTTGAAAATGCTCGTAATAACAAACGATATGTTTATGATGAAACACGAGGTTATCGTTACGAAAGCGTTAAAGAAGATGTTCAAAATGCTCAAAGTGACCTCGATAGCTTTGAAAACGCACGGGCGATTAAGGAGCTTGAAAAAGAACGTGATAATGAATTAGCAAAGATAGACAATCAGATTAAACTCGAAGAAGAATATGCTGAAATTTGGAAAGTGGTTTCAGAGGAAATTCAAACCGCAGAAGATGAATTGCTTGCGGAACAAATACTCGGTGCTGATTGGCGTGAACAAATTGCTAATCATGACGTAGACATTATGAAGAAATTTAAAGCAGAATATAAAAATCATAACGCTGCTTTAAAGACATTAACGAATACTGAAATTAAGCTCAAGGAAGAAGCAATTAAGGCTAAAGATGCTGAAATCAAGTCAAAGCAAGAACAGATTAATTCTTGGAAGAATTACAAGAAACAAGTTGAAGATGCCGTTTCAGCTCTTAAAACCAAGAACGGAGAATATGTCCAATATCTTGATACTGTCAAGGTCGATGAGAACTCTACGCTTGAACAACGTACAAGTAATTTTGAAACTTTCAAAAACAAGATTTCTGGATTAGTTGATGATATAGGTAGAAAACAATCAGTTATTGACAGTCTTTCTTCTGCTCTCGATAATTTGAGTGGTGGAGATTATGATATTAATTTCTTTGTTTCTGGCTTAGATAATTTGCGTGAAGCTCGTGATATTCTTGACGATATGGCTATTAAGAGCATGGAGGTTATTACAAGTCAAGAAATGGTAGAGCGTGTGCTTGGTGGTGAGATGTCTTTGACTGATGCTGTCAAAGCAATGAGAGAAGGAAAAATTCGTGGTTATTCTTCTGGTGGTGTTGTAGACGAGACAGGAATTGCAATGCTGCATGGTAGAAAAAATGCTCCTGAGTTAATACTCAATGCAAGGGATTCTGCAAAATTATATTCTCTAATACATAATACTCCAAATCTTATTGCTAATACAATGTTAGAAGCTAATAAACTTGCTGGATTTAAGTTGAATAATAACAACAATAATTCGGGTGTTTCTATTGGGGCTATTAATGTATATGCTAACAACCCAAGAGAGCTTACACGAAATCTTGACAAAGAATTTGACCAGTATTTTAGAAACAAATTGACAGAGAGTTATACTGGCAAACAATAATTACAAGTCCCCTGTATAGGAATATATAGGGGACAATATTTTTAAGGAGGTGGCATAATGGTTCAATTACCTATTAACGTATATCCAGACAATAATATAACATTAGATAGGAACAGTGAAGAAAATGAAACTCGTGTAAGCTTTACATTCAAAGGAGATAATTTAAAAGCATATGCGGTTAGATTTTTTGATTATGAAACGGGACAATTAGCCAAAGCGGACTCGGTAATATATAGTTATGACACCGAATTAATGCAATATAATCCTTTGGCATACAACAATGATACTGTTTATGGGGTAGGATTATTAAGTAATCTTAATCCTGTTGGTTCGTATATAATGCAATTTATGATAATAGGAGGATTGACAAATTCTGGTGGTGTAGCAACAGACCGTTTTGTTTTAAGAGGAGAGGTTCAAGAAGCTTACACTTCTGGTTCTACATCTTTTATTGTAGAAAATCAAATAAACAGTATTTATGAATGGGACTTTGCGGAAATAAAAAAACCTATAACGGTTGTAAATGGTGGTATTACATATTATTTAAATATAATGTCACTAAAAATAGGTGGGGAGTCTCAAAAAATAATAAGTTACAACTATACGACAGGAGAAATTACTCTTGAGAATGGTCTTACAAATGATTACTCTATAGGAACTCCTTATCAAATATATTGTAATTATATCGTTACACCACAATACTATTTTAATCTCGCAGCAAGACCGCAAATCGTTGCGATGAATACAGAGTGGAACGCATATGGTGTAAAGTTTTCTGCTGTTTATAGTCAGGCACAATATCATTTCTTGAAGTATTATACAATAACAATGCAGAAAAAGACCGATGGTGGTGTATATTATGATGTTGCCAAGACGGGAAAAAGATATTCACAAAAGATAGAATATACATTTGTGGACGATTACGACTATTATGTTGATGTTGCGAAAGCAGTAGCTAATGACGAACAGCGTTTTGCGTTAACAACTGATGATGTTAATTTAGGGGATGTTATACGTCAAGGTCAGCAATATGATAGATATAAAGATAAATATTATTATGTTTCGGACATAAATAATTTAGACAACGAAAAGGGGTATTCAAAGTTTTGTCCGCTATTTGGGGGGAATGATAATACACATATATACCGATTTGTAGTTAATGCAATTGGTCAGGATGGCACAGATATAACAGCTTATTCAGAAGATTTTATTGCCCCAGAGAGAGAAACTACGGTCAAGTTTACTCGTATAAATCCACCAAAGGTAGAAAAATGGAATAATGCAGTAAGAATAGATTTTAACGGAAACCTTATAAGTAATGGTATTAGAGTTTATAGAATTGAAGGAAAAAATATTAGCCAGTATGGTAGCTTTCCGCACAAAACACTAATAGGCGACTTTTGGGGTTCGGGAGCTTTTGTAGATTATACAGCCAGCACTCATGGAGAATATGTGTATATGTTTGTGCCATATTATTCTGGAACAATTGAATCAACTGAAATTAACAGAGCTGTTCTTTCGGATAAAATTATCACTTCGGAATATGGATATACTATTACTGCTATTCACGATAGCGGAAAAGATGTTAATGGACTCCCCTTCTTCCTTATTGGAGATACATGGAAATTTATTACAGACATTGATGATACTACCGTAGTACAAAATACAGATAAAACACTTCATAGTGGATTTGGTAAATACAGTTCACTTACTTCTACACAAACGGACTTTATGACTGGAACTGTATCTGCTGGTATTGGAAGTATATCATGTCCAGACAATACTTATAATGATACAATTGAAATGGTTCGTGCTTGGAGAAAATTTATTACTCAAGATTGCCAATTTATTTTACGTTCACAAAAGGGCGATGTTTGGGTAGTTAACATTACTGAGAACCCCAGCACTATTTATCAAGAAAATGTACCGCAGCTCTTTACGACAGTAGAATTTAATTGGGCTGAATGTTGCAATATTAACGAAATTATAACAGGAATTTCTGAGCCAGCCCGTATGCAAGAGAGGTGATAAAATGGAATATTTTAACACCTATACAAAAGAATATCTCAATGCGCTTAAACAGTATAGATGTTCGTACAAAATAAAACTCGAACTGTTATCTGAGTGGGAAACTGTAATAGGAGAGATAGAAAAGAATTTGGAAAATGTAGGCGGTCAAATCAATATCAATTATGAACGTATTACTCGCCGTTCTTGCAGTTTATCTCTTGCCAATGTAGATGGTAAATACTTACCAAGTAAAAACTCAGACTTCTGGTACAAACGCAAGTTTAAATTATGGATAGGGCTGGTTGTTAAAGAAAATGTCTATTGGTGGTCGCAAGGAATTTTTTATACCAAAACAGCAGATGTGCAGAATGGTACAGTCATTATTGAAGCAATTGACAAGGGGGCAGTTCTTGACGGTACTTTAAAAATTAACATGGCAGATGTGCAGTATCTCATTAAGCGTGGAGCTTCTTTATCAAACGTGATAAAAGATACATTAGCTCGTAACATGGGAAATAATGATATTATCATTAGAGGTAAAATGAATATGACCAATACTTCAATGATTGATTCTGCTCCACCACATATTCATACTAAATATAATTCACAAATAATTCAGTCAGATATTTCTATTGATGCAAATGCTTTTATTGGAGATATATTTATTAAACTTTCTGATTTATATAATGCAGAAGTATATTATAATACAGAAGGTAACTTCTGTTTTGAGCCATGTATTGACAATAGCGGATATATATATACTCCATTGCAATGGGAATTTATAGATTTATCTTCTACTTATGAAGAAGTTAATTATTCTTATTCTTTTGACGAGGGAGAAAATGTTGTGTGCGTATACACAAATACTTCAAAGATAGATACACCAAATGTAAGCTATACGGCGTATAATACCAATCCGCTTTCACCAATAAACATTAGTGTGGGCTTGCGCAGGACAAGTCAAGAAATTGAATACTACGATGTATCAGAAGCACAAATGATTCGAGACTGTAGGTCTGTGGCTAATCGCTATTTAAAATTAAACTCTATGTTAAAAGTTCAGTTAGCATTTAGTTCAATGATTATCCCACATTTAGATGTTAACAAAACAATAGGGGTATCAGATAGATACTGTAATATTGATAATGGAATATTTGTTGTAAATTCGATTACTATTCCTTTAAGTTCTGAAAAAATGAACATAAACTGTACAAATATTAACTGGCTACCAAACGATATGACATATGATGGCATGAGGGGGTGATACATTTTGGAGGCATTGAATGAGTTAATCGACAAAAGAATTAGTGAATTTTTAAAGAAATCAAATTGTATCACATCTCTCCCATGTCGAGTAATAGAGGATTTACAAAATGGGTACTATACTGTAGAAGTTTTATCAAATGGAACTAAATATACTGTTCCTAATTTTAGTGGCTCTGCTATAAATGTAGGAGAGAATGTACAGTTATATTACAAAGGAGCAATAGTAACAAATCAGTCTGCGTATATTGGGGCAGTAAATTATAAAGATTCTGGAGCTTCACCTATCGTAATTAATGGGTTAAATACATTGGGAGAAATAATAAGAGACAATACAAGAATAACAATTATAAAATTTAAAGCAACCCAAAACGTTAATTTATTAATTGTTTTTAATGCCAATGTTTTTGGAACAATTGAGGGAGATTGTTCTTTGGATATTTATATTGATGAAAATAAAATATCTCATGTCCCAAGAGAAACCATTTTGCAAGACAAATACAATTTGGTTTGTTTTACTCTCCCTTTTTTTTGTGAAAGTGGAGAACATGAATTAGAAATATTTGCAAATGGAACGGGGAACTATATAAATATTTGTAGTTACATATATGGTTTTTACATAGAAGAATTACCAATTTTTGACCCCACTTCTGACGAAGATTATGTATACGAAATAATTAACAATAAATCAAATTCGATTTTTTACAAGGGAGAAACTATCACTCCTTCTGTTCCTACGCTAATGGGAGGCAAAGATACAACAATCGTGAGAGCAACAACTTTTAATACTTCTAATGTTCTGGGAGCATATATCCCAGAAGGAATTACAGAAATTGAGTAAGGTGGTGAATATATGACAGGAACAGGAACAAAAGCAGACCCTTATATTGTATTCACATGGGACGAGCTATTATCTACAGTAGTGCAAGAAGATGTATATGTTGAACTCGGTGCAGACATCGACTGCAAGGAGCTTGGTGCAGTAACTATCGAAAATTCTTATGAGTTTAGATGTTATCTTGAAGGTAATGGGTATTCTATTAAAAACCTATACTTGTATCATGGTACTTCAGTATTCTATTTTTCAAAAAACCACCCTATATCAAATCTAACGTTTAAGAATATTTATATGGACAACACCTATGCACTATTCCAATTTAAGTCTGACCACCCGATGTATTATTATTTACCTACATTCATAAACTGCCATTTTAATGTGGAGTTGATAAATAATAGTAATTTTATTGATAATATTAATACACATCTCTATTGTGCTGTATTCAGAAAGTGTACCTTTCATATTTTGTGCAAGGACTCTCAATTCACAAGAGGGCGACCTTATGGCGATGATAGGCAACCTATTTTACTTGATGATTGTGTGTTAGAATTATACGGTACTTTTCGGTACAGTATATTTTCTGTACAGCTTGTCAATTCTTATGTTACAGGAGAAGTAACACTCACAGAGATTGGAGACTATGACCCTGACCCAGCTATTAAAATTATAAGTACAGGTTGCTACAAATACTATTCTGGTGAATTTATGAAATCAAACAGCGTTGTGGATTTAATTGTGCATAACGAAACAGGAAAAGAGTCAATCCCATACATGGTGCATAACAATATTAATTATACAGATGATACAACAGGAGATTACATGGAAACTACACCAACACTCTTTGTAAATGCTGAGGTCTTAGAGAACTTTGAAAGAGATACAAGGTATCATGGAACATTCCATGCTTGTACATCAGCACAAATACATGATGAAACATATCTGAGGTCTGAGGGGTTTGTTGCTGAAGAAATCTGGGAAAATAGATATATGCGAAAATTATCCCTTAATTGTAATAGATATAATCATCAAGGCGCAAGCACTCTCAAAGAAGGAGCTTATATCAATACAGGAATAATAAATACATCTGGACGCAGAATTATTTCTGAATTTGAGTTTACTACTGCTAATGTTGGTTTTGCTGTTGGCGGTCATAACACGAATGGTAATGGAACTGCTCATGGTACAAGTACAGGTAGTAGTATTGATAGGAATGATGCCATATCGACTAATATTTCGGACACTTATTATGGATTTGTAGGAACTAAATTTTACTGTGAGGGCAAAGGTACTCCTTGGTGGGCATATCAGAATGAATGTCCAATGATTATCAACGGCAGAAACGTTGGCGGTGATATGCAGTATGGTATGAATGGAAAAATTTATCATATCAAACTTAGGGAGTCAGATTTAAGTTTACTCAGAGATTTTATTCCTGCATATGATACTCAGAATAATGAATATGGAATGTACGATACAGCAAATAATGTATTCTATGGCAGCTCTAATCCTAATTTTAAATTTGATAGTGGTGACGAAATGCCCTTTAAGTTTGTAGATGGCAAGATTGTTCATCACAGAGAAACAGAAGTAATTAAATTAGGTGCTTTTTGTAATGATAGCTCTTTATCAATTATATCAATTCCTCGCTCAGTCAAAAAGATTGGGCGATTTGCATTTAGGAATACTTCTCTTACAAGTGTAATGATAGCACAAGATTGCGAATATTACCCAACATCATTCCCTGATGGGTGTGCAATAAATTTTTATCCAGATTAAAGAAAAGAGAATTATTATGGCAATTACAATGGCAAAAATAGGAGAGCATACAAATGCTCCCGTACTTGAATTGCGTGGATTATCAAGCGATATTAAACCTACTGACTTTGTAGATGGTGCGCAAGTTATCAATGGAAGTGTTTTCATTGAAATAGACACAGGAAAGGGATTCCTTTTTGATGAACAGAATAAGAAATGGGAAGAAGTATAAGGGGTGATTAAGTAATGGATATGGCTACATTTTGGTTTTCAGCAGAAGGACACACAGTATATGACATCATGCTCAATGAAGGTTCAACCCCACTTCCATATGAACCATATTGGACATAATCTAATAAAAAGGTAATTTAAACTAAGGCGTGGTCATTGATTTGGTCACGCCTTTTAAACCTTATATAGAGACAAGGATTACTACTTGTCTGTGCTAATAGAAAAAAATAATCATATACACAACAAGAGGTTAGTTTATTCTACCCTCTTTTATATTTTACCGAGGTGGTATTATGAAAATTAAAGATAGACTTGCAAAATTAATTGAAGTAAAAAGTCTGATAACCCTTATGTTTTCTGTATGTCTATCTATTGCCTTTCTTATGGGTAAGGTAGATGTAAAGGATTATATCACTGTATGTATGACTGGATTAACTTTCTTTTTTGGTTATCAGAATAGCAAAAAGAATAATGAGAAAGGAGAATAAGTATGGGAGATTTATCAACTCATTTTTCGCAGAGCGAATTTAACTGTGAGTGTTGTGGACGTTCACACGCTGTATCTAAACTTCTTATAGATAGACTTGAAAAAATGTTTACAATTATGGATGCGAAAGCTATATTTGTAAACTCAGGCTATCGTTGTGAGAAGAATCCGTGGGGTAATAAAACTGATGCTCACCGTAGAGGTATAGCTGCCGATATAAGAGTGCAGAAGAAAGATGGTTCTTGGTATACTTCTTGGGATATTGCAGAAGTAGCTGAAAGACTTGGTTTTGGTGGTATAGGTTTAATGTTGCCAAATAGCTGTCACGTTGATACAAGAGATACAGAGCCTTACGATAATGAACATTGGTTTGGCAATGAATATAATTATGGCAAGGTTCTTAAAAACGATTGGATTAAAACATTTCAGAGAGGTACTGTGTTCGTAGGAGAGAAAAATAATACTGTTTCTAACAGTGATACATCTGAAATTAAATTACAGAAGATACTTAACAATAAAGGTTCAAAACTTGATATAGATGGTATTGTTGGAAACCTTACACTTACCGATTTAAGAGAGTATACTATTGAGCCTAATGATAGTGGAGAGCTTACTAAGTGGACACAGGAAAGATTGAAAGCTCTGGGATATGATGTAGATATAAATGGAACTGCTGATACAAAAACTATGAACGCAATACATAAATTTCAGAAGGATAATGGTCTTGGCGAGGGCAAAAATTTGTCTGGTGGAGATTGGGCTGTATTGCTGAAAAAGAAGAAGTGAGGTGTGATATATGCTTACATCAGAAGATATTGCTAAACTTGACGAGATATATATGCGTTCAGAAATAGCTAATGAAATATTTGTTCGCAAAGATGATTGTAATGAACGTCATGCCGATGCAGCCACAGAACTGGCTGAATTAAAAATAACATTGACTAAATTAACTTCTCAGATGTCAATGCTTATAAAGGGTGTATATGCAACTTTAGGTACTGCTGGAGGAGCTATTGTTATGGCTATTATGAATTTGATTTTAAAGCAGTAAAGAGGTGATAATTATGTCTGATTGCAAGGCGTGTGAGAATAAAAAATGGAAAGATAATTATATTTTAGCACAGCAAAGATTTGATAAATATATGACTAAGGCGACAATTGGACTTGTTATTGCATTTACTGTATCAATTATTTGTTTGTTGATAACAGTTTGTTTACTCATTAAAACTCAAAGATTTATTAATGAATTTGAATATGTAGAAGAAACTGAAATATCAATAGAACAAGATAATCAAGGTCATAATACAGTTGTATTACCAAACGGAGGTGAGGTGAAAAGCAATGGGGCAGAAATATACGGAGAAGAAGAAAAGATATTGGAGAAAGAAAAAAGCAAAATCAACACCGTTAATGTTTACAAATGAAAAGAAAACATTCTGGCAAAAAATTAAAAGCTTTTTTGGTATGTAATATTTTATGGGTAGTAAGAAAAAATAAACTTACTACCCTATTTTTTATTGACTATATGAAAATAATTGTGCTATAATAAATGTGTAATATGGCGCAATAGAAAGGTGGAAATGTTTTGAAAGCTACAAAACTTCCTTCTGGAAATTGGCGTTGTCGTGCCTATGATAATAAAACAAAAAAGTGTAAGTCGTTTACAGCTTGCACAAAAAAGGAGGCTGAGTTTCTTGCTTCTGAATGGTTGAATGGTAAGGCTAAACAAAAAAGAGGTATTGGCGAAACTGTTCAGCAATGTGTCAAAAGCTATATAGAAAGTAAAGAAAACATTTTGTCTCCTTCTTCGATAAGAGGATATTTAATTATATTAAATAATTGCATTGATGAAATAGCGAACATAAATACAAATGATTTAACAGAGCGTGATTTACAATTATGGGTAAACAATAATACTACAAGATACAAGCCGAAATCTATTAAATCTCAATATGGGCTTATAGTTGCTTCTTTGAGACAGGCAAAAGTACAATTGGATTTTAATAGTGTTTTATTACCAAGAATACCGAAATCTGAGAAGAAGATACCAACAAAAGAACAAATCTCAATTATTCTTCACATGGTAGAAGGAACATCTGTTGAGTTGCCTGTGACCATAGCTGTTACCCTTGGGCTACGTCAGTCAGAAATAGCTGCACTTAAATGGAGTGACTACGATGGATATACTCTTAATATCCATGCTGCTATTGTACCTAATAAGAATAGTAAATTTGTTTACAAAAATTCTACAAAATCAGAAGCCAGCACGAGACAAATTGAAGTTGATGGAATATTAAAAGAAAGGCTGGACAGAGCCGAACATACAAGTGAATTTATATCTCCTATGCTATCCACTTCGGTACTTAGGAAATTCAATCAGTTATGTGATAAGAATGGCTTGCCACGCTTTACAATGCACGAGCAAAGACATGGTAATGCTTCTATGATGTTAGCCCAAGGAGTCCCTGATAAATACGCTATGAAGCGTTTAGGTCAATCCTCTCCTAACATGGTGAAAGAAATTTACCAACATTTATATGAAAGCAAAGAAAAAGAAGTTGCTGAAACAATGTCAGCAACCTACAAAGATATATATAATAATAAAGATACTTGACACAAAAGTTGACACATAAAGTTTGAGAATGGCTTGGAATAGCCATTTATAATTAAAAGTATGATTGTTCAAATCTCTCAATCCGCGCCATATTACAACGCCCTATTTATCGTCATTTGCGATTTATAGGGCTTTTTGCTGCCTATTTGCGGTGTATAATATTGTCTGGTCGGTCAATATTTTGACCATTTAGACAGTGTTTAAAACTAAGACTTGCCACGAAACTTGCCACGGAATTATTTATATGTCAACTTTTCTGTTAAGAATGTAGATATTGAAATATGAAAATGTTTGCATATTCTACTTGCTTCTTCTATAGTCATTTGTGCTGGACTCTTTAACCTATTTATATAAGTAGATTTGCTAACTCCAATAATTTTACCCATTTGTTCACAGGACAATCTGCCTTGGAGCATGAGCAAATTGTATTTTATCAAATCATTTTCTTTTTGAATTTCTGTCAAATAAATTTTTGGCATTTAATCACCTCTATGGGGAGTATACTTATAATAGTATACTCCCCTATTTTTTTGCTTCTATTCTTCTCAGATTAACGTATACGGCGTTCTATAATCTTTCTGGTCAAACTATATTGGTTAACGTACATGGGCTTTAAAAAGCGTTTATGAACGTCCTGTTGAACCAAATCCACCATCGCCACGTTCTGTTTCTGACAGTTCATCAACTTCGGTAAACTTAATAGGTAGATAAGGCATCACCACAAGCTGTGCTATTCTCTCGTTAGGGTCTACAACCATCAGTTCATTTGCATCGTTGTGAAGTGCAACTATATACTCTCCCCTATAATCTGAGTCGCAAACCCCTACACAATTTGAAGGTCTTAATCCCTTTTTTGTAGCAAGTCCGCTTCTTGCGAAGATAGCACCAAAATAACCATCTGGAATTTCTATTGCGATTCCCGTTCCTATTTTTACTGTTTCGTGCGGATAAATTACAACAGGCTCATTGATGCAAGCGTACAAATCATATCCAGCCGCATACTCACTTCCTCTTGTCGGAATTTTAGCATTATCATTTAACTTTTTAATATTCACGTTTATCATAATTAATTATTCTCCTCTTTTATAATATTTCGCCACCAACTATATTGTCCATTTTTTTCTTTTAATACAGTTCCTTTGAACATATGGACTTCATAACCTTTGTATTCTGGGCTTTGGTCTTGTATGATAAAAACATTATTATTTTTTATATCGTTAAACCAGTGTACTTCATTGTGCTTGCACTCGATTTGTTCATGATATATATTTACGTCTGTATATCTTATAGACCCTTCGGGGTCTGCTGTTTTAGGAAGTAAATTTGGGTGATATATTTTACCCTGATATACTATGTCCATTTTGTGATATGTTCTCCTTTTGTTTGTGGCAAAGATATTGTATGGTCGAATATATTTCAGCCCAATTATGAACTCTTGTGAATCTCTGGATTTCTTCTTCTGTCTGATTGTATGGCATATCCATACAGAGAGAATAATAACTTCTTTCTCCAATAAGATTTGTGATGCAGTCATCAATGAGAATATCACACCTGACTAACTGCTTTACAGGACAACAGTATAGCGATTTGCGAATATCAAGAAATGGAAAGTTTCGCATAAGCCAATTCTTTTTCTTTGGTAAATTCTCTGGCTCGGTAGTAGTAATGAATATGATGTGGTGTCCTTCGTTGTGCAGTTTGGCGATAACTTCACGGCACTGTGATTGTACTTTGATTTTCTTCCATACATTACGGTCAAGAAAATACTGATGGAATATTTTCTTGTATTCGGGCTTGACGAAATTTTCAATATGGTAAGCTTTTATATCATCAAGGGCGAGATTGTCACCGCTGTCTGCATTATAAACTTCAAGAACTGCTTCTGCGAGGTTGTTAATAACATTATCTATATCCACAGCGATTATCATATCCCATCCTCCTTTACATTAGATTTGAAATGCCAGATAAAACCGTGAGACTTGTGAAGCTCTCCTTTGCAACACTTAGCAATTCCGTTGTAATTAATTCCCGTAATTTCAGATGCTTCTTTTATAGATTGGTATTCTCCAACAATATTCATGAGCAAGTCGTATTGTACGACAGGTTTCATTTGATGTCTATTTGCACAATATTTTTGGAAATGCTCCTCAGACGTAGAATTAAAAGCATCTTCTACACTCCACCCAATCCGTAATCTACATAAAGTTTTATGATAATCAATGCCCAATTCATCCGTCCATGACTTTAAAGGCTTTGTAATGCCATTGTAAGTTATAAGCTTATTGTTCCTTTTGTTTAATTGCTGTTCCCTATGAGTAATCCATCTACAATTGTCTGGACTATAATTTTTGTTGTTGTCAATCCTATCAATCTCTAAATTTTCATTATATCCGTTGAGCATAGACCATTCGTAGAAATTTGAAAAATTACTACTCCATTCTTCACAGATATTAATTCCTCTGCCACCATAATTTTTATAAGCATCATCGTTTGGATTGGTACACCTTTGTTTAATATGAGTCCAAATGCCATAAAGTCTTGTGTAACATTGACCGTGCATATTATGATGTTTAGACTGATTTAACGACCAAGATTCGTTTGTATTCATTTAATAGCTCCTTTTAAAATATCCACCAAGGGAATATAGAATTGTTGTAGTTATCTTCCTTATTAGTATTGGTTTTTTTATCTTCGTTCTTGGCGACAAGTTCCTCGTTATATGGAATTATCACTTCCATGCCATATTTCTCATTAAACGCTTTAGCAGCATTGATAATTGCAGTAGCTTCTCTGTCACGTTCTTCAATGAACTTCTGTCTTTCGGCTTTTTCAATTTCCCTAATCTTACTTTCAACTTCCTTTTTGTGTGTCAAAAGATTTTCAAGCTCCTTGTTGGTTGCTTCAAGTTCCTTGCTCCACTGTTCTTTCTCTGTATTAATATCCATTTTATTATTCCTCCATTATTTAATGTATTTATATAATTCTATTGGATTATCAGCTTTCCTTGCTGTTTTTTTATTTCTTTTCCATAACTGGTACTCGGTTCTTAATATATCAGAAGTGATATACCATACTTGACCGTTTTCGCAAGTGTGTGTTAACCATAGATAATAATTTTTATCTATTGAAAATATACTGCAAATTGTTTCATCAATCATCGTGTTCTTGTTCCCACTTTCTATCACGCCAGCTTTCGTATTCATAGTCCTCGTCTGGCTCTGGTGGCTGTGCAGTTGTTTGATAGCAACAGTAATGACAGTAATGTTTATGCTCTTTTGTAACATAAACATTATCACCAGCATAGATTGCTTCACCACAACCATCACATTCATATATAACTGGTGGGTTGTAATTTGGACAGGCTGGAACACAAGGATTGTGTCTACACTCTTGACACATATTAGTTCTCCTCTATTTTACAGAAGCGTCCGCAATGGCACTCTCCTATTTCAGTTTGCTCTCTAAATTCTTTACAAGGACAAAGAGTATCAGGAGTTCTTTCAAGGCAACACGGGCAGTAACGCTCATTTGACATTACCGCTTCTGTGACTTCATTATAAATATTCTCGTCAGGATTCTTTATTATCTTTAATGGCATTTTACATTTCCTTTCTAAACATAATAGTCATATCAAAGTATTCTTTGTCATCGTGTACAACATAAAATTTTTGATTTGTTGTTAATTTGTCAAGTCCTCCAAGTTCTTCTGAGTAATGACCTATTTTGAGATAGTCTAAATGAAATATATTTTTTGGAACACTGTCTGTTCCAGTATACAAACAAACTTTTAGTCCCCTTGAATGAATATAATCTATTAGCTTATTAAGCTCTTGTGGGTTCTGGTCGCCACCCATAAAACAAACACAAGTAATGCCATCATGTTCATTTATTAATGCTTCAATGTCATCACTGACATATCTGCCTTTGTATTCCCATAAATAAGAGCTGTGGCAACCCTTACATTTGTAAGGGCAACCACTAATATTTATAGCAAGACTTATTTCATTTGGCACTTCTTGAAAAACTATGGAGTGACCAAGGTATTTAAGCTTTTGCATACTTCCCATAGAATCTTCTGCCTTCTTCCATTTGTCTCGGTTCTGCAAAAGAAGATATTCTCTTTGTATAACCTATGATTCTTGTTATATAATCAAGGTCACGACTTCCGCAGCGAGGACAAATATCAAGTGTATGTTTAGAACGATAATCGCATTTATTGCATACCGTGTTCTTGACATTATACGTCCAATATGAACAACCTTCCTTAATAGCCTTTTTGTTTAGAGCTTTGTATTGTTCCTTTGTAAGATGCTCTGCAAGGTTATTATGCTGTGCGCTACCACCGTCAAGATACCTTGTAAGCTTTTTACCGTGTAATTCAAACTTTGAAAGAATATCTGTTGTTTCGTCCTCTACTATATAGAAGTAAGAGTTATAACAGTCTCTTGGAACTACATATCCATCTCTCTTGTCCCATTTTGCGTTCTTTACTCCAAGTGATTCCGCTGGCACAAATTCAGTATTAAACATTAAATGTTCTGTTCTTGCTTTTTTGTTTTCCTCATATATAGGTTTTAATATCCTTTCTCCATATTCAAAGTATTTCTCATTAGGAGATATTTCTATACCAAGGAACTCAGCTCCTTCGACAAATCCGTTTATACCAATGGTAAGATACTGTTTGTCAAGGTCAATGAATCCAGCCTTATATACTGTAAGCATATTAGACTTAAAGCTGTCCCAAACAATTTCGTTATAAGCTGCAAGATACTTATGAACCTTTTTAACCTGTTCTCTAACAGCCTCGGAAACATCCTTGCCCTCACGCACAGCATTTTGAACAAGTCTATTTATATTAATAGTCATTACTCCCTTTGAGCCTGTAGCAACACCGCCAGCACCAAGAGTGAAACTAAAAGTATTTTCATTTACTTCATTACGAAGTCTACAACATGAACTAAGGCTGTCAACCGTATCACTTGAATATGTAAAGAACCATGCTCCCTTTGAATACATCTCAGCTTGGAAATCTCCCCATTCGCTATCAACGAAGTCATTGCCATCATTAAGAAGATTTACTGTTTCAACAGGGAATGATAAGTCGTAATGAAGTCGTTCATTATTTAACCAAATCATGAAATCCTTTTGCAACCAGTTAAATGTCTCCCATATCGGTTCTGTTTCGTCAGGGAACATAAACTCACCAAACATACCCTCGAAATAAGGCTTATCAAAATAAGACACATTCCAAAAACAAGACTGATAATCTCTTGCTGCTGCTGGCTGATTGATGCTGTGAACTATCTGCTGGAAATACCCTTCAATTAATTGTTTGAGAGTCTTGGGTTTCTTTGCGAAAGGAGGAGTAACATATTCGTCAAGGTGGTCTAAATAATCATCTCCGAAATCTTTTCTAATGAAATAATCAGTATAGAGAATAAACTCAGGAGTTGCTATTGCACCAGCGAACTGAGCCGCTATTGCATAAACAAGATTAATAAATTCACCAGAAAATGATTCTATATGCCTTGGAGCTTTTGATACACCGCCAAGTTCTTTTAGACCATTAAGAAGAAAAGGGTACATTGTTATAGCCACGCAATAAGGGGAAATATTTGTTTCATCGTGTTTATAAATTTCGTGAGATTCAAGCTGTCTGATATATTCGTCAGCAAGCTCCTTGCCCCACATTTCTGTTATTTTATCAATCATAAGCAAACGATTGACACCTATTTTATCACCCTTTACAAGCTCTCCTGCACAAGTGCAGATGTTTTTGTGTTCAACATTAGCATTACTGTCATACTTTGAACCAGTGGCGGCATTGCTTGCTTTTCTGTAGTCATTAATAAAGTTTATTTTGTCACGGAATTTTTCATATTTTTCTGCGTACATTTACATCGTCCCCTTTCTTTGGTCGTTAATCCATTTTATTGCTTCTTTAAAACCCATTTCATTTCCATCTACAACAAGTATGGGTAAATGGGTCATTCCTCGTTCTGCCATTATATTTTTATCTTTACAAATTGAAAAGTGAAAGCCAAATGAAATAAGTTTTTCTTCCAGCCTCTTACAATTAGGGCAATCTATTGTAAATAAAGTCATGGTCATATTAATCACCCCTTCTTTAACCGTTTCATTATCTTCTTCATTGGAATTATCTCTCCATCTATCTCGACTACTGGCAAGGACTTAACTTTATGTATGAAAGCCCAGCCAGAAGAAACTTGTTCTACTTCATATGTTACTTCCTTGTCATCAAGAAATCCTAATAATTCTACTGTTTTGCTATTCAAAACAGGACTAACATAAACTTTAATAACTGTCACACCGCCTTGTATTCGATTAACTTGTGGATAAATTCTACAATATCATACTGCTGGTCTTGATTATTGTTTGGACATATAAAATCGCAAAGTTCTTTTGCTCCCTCAAATGCTTCTGCATCATGTTGGAGTCTTTTCATTATAATTTCATTGCTATCTCCACGTTGTTCCATACGTTTGGCAACAATCTCAGGAGAAGCATCAAGATATATTGAAATAACTTCTCTGTTATGATACTTCCTTTTAAGTTCTATTAATCCCTTTTTGTCAACGATATAAGTATCTGAGGTATCAAGCTGTTTTTGAGTTGCAAAATAATACGCACCATTAAATGTTGTATCTACTATAATGTCATTTTTAAATTCTGATACTCTATCGGGGGATATAAAGGTATGAGTTAGTGCATCATTGTGGTCATTTCTCATTGCTCTTGTTGTATATGACTTTAATGAGATATAACCATATTTGCGTTCAAGCTTGTTCGCAATGGTTGATTTGCCAGAACCCGAAGTACCAATGAGAATAATAAGTGGCTTACTCACTTATACTCCTCCTTTACTATTTCTTCTAATCGCTTATGTCTTTTGCAACTTTTAGTTTCGGTGCAGTATGGGATTGGATGGGTTTCGCATTTAGGTACACAATAAGGCTTAATCACTGGACAAGCTTCAATAGCCAGTCTCGCCATCTCGTATGCTATATCTCTAATTTCTTTCTGCGCTCTTGTGCAAAGTCTCTCATTAAGAAAGTGAAAGAAATTGCGGAAATCCATTGTAATAAATATGATTGTCTCACAAGCATTAGGTAAAATGTATCTTGCATCTTCTGCTGGAATATTATAATCGTCTGTTAACGTATTATAATATGCCTGTAATAATTTCATAATGTTATTGTAAAAGTTCTCGACACGCTCATTCTTTTTTATCGAGTCTGGAACGTAATAACCAAAATTATCTTCCTTGACGTAGCGTTGTGATTTTTGAGTGTACTTATTTGTTCTGTGTCTTACAAGCTGATGGCTACAAGCTCTTGAACAAGTTACCTTAAATGTTATATCGCTATGTTCTGCCACGCTCATGTGACCGCTTTTCATGCAGCTCTTAAAAATGCGGAAATCTTCAGTAGGCTCACTATTGTAACAAGTAGAAGCAATTTGCTCTATTTTTTCAACTGCATTTGGCGTGATATATGTAAGCTCAACTTTCATATTATCTCCTTTGTTGGTGCGCCAACCATATAGTTACCTATATAGTCAATAATGGTCTGCTTGTCTATGTCATTATATTTAACAAATATTGGCTCTTTAAAATTAACTGAACTAAAATCGTCAGTGAGTTGTACATTTATATGTTTTTCGCCATTAACAATAAAAATATTTCTATGACATTCAACCGAACAGTTAATTAATTTCTGGAACTTTTCGTTGGTGTCCAAAAGAAACCAATTGGCTGATAACCACTTACGGTTGTCAGTCGAACTAATAGTTTTAATATAATCTGGATTATCACCAAATATCTGTTCCATTTCCTCTTTTGTCATCTGTCTGGTTTTCGTAGTCTGCATTGCATTTTTGCTATTCATATTTATGATATTATTTGAAAGCTCCGCTAACGCACGAGCCTTATAACTGTATTGGGTGTTGCTCATTGTCATTCCTTTCTCTCCCCAACGGAATTGTTGGGGAATACTATTTAACTGAAATAATTGTATCTTCCATCTCCCTCAAAAGAGAGCCAATTACCAAATTCGTCTGGGTGTTCAAAATAATAATCAACACCAGCTCTTACATTATCTGTTACGGTTTCCCATTCATAGTTGCAAGCGTAATATCCACTGAATTGTCTGGGCTGAGTGAGAACCCCTTCAATTGTATTGGGGAAATTTGGACTGTTAACCCTGTTCATTACTACCGCCACTACACAAGCCCTTTCATATGGTGTTACGGGTGCGCCACCATCGCCATGATAATCGCTACCATACTCACTTGCAACAACATTTCTAAGTAGTATTTTTTCATAATCTGTTATAGGCAAGCTACTGGTCTGTTCGTATACTGGCTCTGTATAGGTTGGTTCTGTGACTGGCTCTGATATATATACTGGCTCAGTTTCAGTCACAATAACAATCGTCTGGTTCGTTGTCACTTCCGTTGTCTCTATCCTCGAAGTTGTCGTTACCGTAGTAGTTGTCGTTGTCGTAGTAGTTGTTGTAGAGGAGACAGTAGAAGTAATTGTGGTCGTTGTACATTCTGTAGTTACCTCTGTTGTGGGCTGATTGGCTTTTGAGTCTGTGCTTTTACTATTGCGGCAGCCTGTTCCGCAGAATAATAAAAGTGTTAATGCTAATGCACTTGCTCCTCTTGCGAGTGAGCTTCGGTACTTATGAATATTAAAATTCATATCAATCACCTTTCCTTTCTTATATACATTTTGTACTTTGCGGAGCTAAAAAAATATTGTTTAACTCCATATTTATATTATAACATACATTTTGTACTTTGTCAAGTACAAAAAGTATATTTTATACAAGTTCTCCCTTTTTATTTTCATGCAGTTTTATACATTCATTTATTGTTAGTGGTTTAAAAGAGAATGTCATATGCTTTAGGGGTGTCTTACATATAAGACATTTACTTACTTGATAATATATGCACTCGCCACAAGTAAAAGTGTTATAGGGGTCAGATAGTTTCTGACACTCTGACATTCTACCAAATAGTTTGCAATCAAATTCAAAGCACTTACCCATTATGTACTCCTATGAATTAATAATTAGTAATTAGAACTTCTTGCCCTTTGTTTCTGTTCTTTTTATGATAATTGCAATTCCCATAATTGGCTTCAAGATAATGAATATTATATTTCATTTCTTTGGCAAAGATATACGCCATTTTATTTACGGCTAAATCGTTACTTAAAGCCCATTTTATATTTTTGTTTGTTAGATAATTTAGATAATTATAAAGAGCATTTTCGTTATCCTGAGTCCAACCTCCATTTTCGTTATATACTGCTGTGCTGTCAAGATATGGTGGGTCACAGTAAACGAAATCATTTTCGTCAATATCTAAATTATAATATTCTTCAAAATCGCTATTGGTAAATATAATGTTTATATCATGTAGTCGTTCTACAAAGCTTATAAATTTCTTTCGCAGAGTATCGTTAAAAGAACTTCTATCCTTTCCAAATGGCATATTATATTCCCCTTTGGAATTAAACCTTATCTGATAATTGAAAGCATAACAAATAAGTGTATAGAGTATTATAGGGTCTTTATATTCTTGCGAGTTGTAAGCTTTTCTTAGTTCAATAAATCCTTCAGCATTAGTTTTACTAAGTTTATATTTTTCAATAATACTGTCAATATAACACAATAAAGATTGTACACGTTCCTTTTTTAATGTTTCAAGTATCTGTACTACCCTAATGTTTATATCATTATACACGATTTTGTCAGCTTTAACATTGACTGATATATTAGCTCCTCCACCAAATAAATCAATAAATGTTTCTATTTTATCAGGAAACAAAGGGAGTATTTGCGAAAGAAGTTTATACTTTCCGCCACATAATTAAGTGGTGATTTTATGTAATCCATTTTTTTACTTCTCCTTTTCAATTCTGCTCTGTGCAATTTCAAAGTAGTTTTTATCTAATTCAATACCGATAAAATCTCTATTCGATTTTTGGCTGCAACTCCTGTACTACCAGAACCCATAAATGGGTCAAATATTATATCACCTTCGTTTGAACTATTGGAAATATAATACTCCATTAGGTCTACTGGCTTTTCAGTAGGGTGCTGTTTGCTACCTGTAATATTACTGAACTGATGTACTGTCTTACTTCCTACATTATTAATCCTTTTCGCCTTTCCTTTGCGAAGGAATAATACATATTCGCAGTTTTTCATGTACCATCTGTTTGGAGTGCAATTATTCTTCTCCCATATTAATAAGTTATGTAATTTAAAACCAGTTTGTCTTGCGAGAGTGAGATAATGCTCAAGATTTAAGACATTTGTCATAACATAACAATGACTTCCATCTTTTAAAACTCTATAAATTTCTGGAAACCATTCTTCTGGGTCTATATCATTCTCGGCAAATATCTTACCATCGTTCTTAGAAAGTATTCCTGATGGCTGTTCTTTCAAATGAGGCTTGCCTCCACTTATACATTTATAAGGAGGGTCAGTAACAATTAAATCAATACTGTTATTCTTTATCAAGGGAAAGATATTCTTGCAATCATCATTATATATTTTCAATTTATTCCTCCTGTATATATTCAATACTCCATTTTGTTGTATCTATATCACATTCGATACGCTTTATCTCTCCGCATTTCTTGCACTGTAGCTCAATGTAATCTGACATACAACCATAACTGCCATAATCGGAAAACTCCCATTCATGTTTACATTTAAAGAGTTTATCTATCAGCCAATTTACTATTTCTCTAATTAACCATACACTAAGCACAGCTACAAGTATTACAAGCACGACAAGTCCAATACCAGCACATACATCTTTAAACATTTTTCTTTTTCTCCCGTGTTACAATATCATATATCATTAAAAGCTTATCATATGGTAGCCTATTAAAGTCAAAATTATAAGCCCAAGTTCTTAGTTCACGATATTTAGTATACATTTCATAATCTTCTTTACTACGGAATACTAAATCATATTTTGAATAATAAGAACGGTTGTGACTAACTTCAAGATACAGCCCAGAATCGCTTATAACAAAGTCATAGCCATATTCATCGTCTTTGAATTTACCTACTCTAACAACTTTTCGACCAACATACTTCACATAGCCAGTTTTGATAGTTGCCTGTTCGACACTACTTCTGTCATTAAAATCAAGATAAACTACTTCATCTCCAACTTTAAAATCTTTGATTGTCATTATATGCCTCCTATCGCAATCCATAAAAATCTTTTCTTTGCTACTTTCAACTTGCTTATGAAATCCTGCTTATCCAATGTTATGAATAGGTCAGGTCTATTCCTTCGTATCTCTGAGATAGAAGGATATATCCCTAAGTCAACAAGTATCTTGGGTAAGAATTTTTCGTTAGTGTAATAAGTTTTATCCGCTTCGTTTACACACCAATCTGTCATATTTAATGCAAACAAGTCTTTTGCAAGGACATCAATATGACCTACTACTACATTTTCTATAAATTTCATACTTCGCTCCTGTTTATAAAATCGCCCTCGGCTTCATAAATAGCTTTATGCAATCTATCAATTCTCTGTTGTACTAATTCATTGTACATTTCAGCAGCTTCTTCGTAAGTATCAGCATAATATCTTGCATTAAGATTAACGCCTTTTGATTTGCAAATTTCACCATTCTTTTTATATGGAAAAAATACAGCCCAATCAGAATAGCTGTGATTAGTTTCTCTAAGTTCTCCCAACATTGGTTTACTAAAATATTTATGATGTGCTGTATCATTCTTAATCGTATAAGCAAATCCCCATATTGGTTTATTTATAGGTACTTCTCCTTTTTGATAATCGTATTCAAATGTTTCAATTCCATCACGATTTATATTCTTTCTTCTGTAATATTTCATTTTGGTTCTCCTCATTTAATTTTTGCCAAACAGAACTCATTTCACAAAGCACTTCATATAAGGATTTATACGTTCCATCATCGTTTGTGAATTTTACTCCATATGATTCCCATGTTTTTTTGAATTGCTCAAACTGTTCTTCCGTCATCTTTGCCTCCGTTTTTTTGTATAAAATAGAGTTTCAATTCTTAGCTTCTTCTAATATATCATTAATGTTATTTTTAAGATATTCGCTTACAGCAATATATCCCTTAGTATTAGAATTGACATTGAATCCTCTAAACTTTACTCTTGCAGGATAACAACTTGTTACATTATCATTGTCATCAACATCTACAACTAAAGCCCAGCCAAATGTATGCAGTATCATGTTCACAAACCATAACATTCCGCTTGTTCTAAACTCACTCCAAGATTTCTTGTCAATCATTTATTATCACTCCTACTATCTTCAATTGTAATATCTAATCCTATAACAAGTGAAACCTGATTATCAGGAAACATTTTCTTTATTAGGTTAAATATACTTTCACATTCTCTCATAGGTACTTGACCTTTAATTAATGAAGCAATTACTACATCATTGGGTTTTACATCAAGAGCCTTTATAGAATTAATAAAACTCTCTGAGCGTATTTGTCGTTCAAATGCAGATAGATTAAACAACTTATGTTCTGTTCCTGTTGTGTATACTTCTTTGTCAAGATAGTTTAGTAGTTTTAAACCCTTATTATCTTCTCCAAGTACAATGACTTCTTCTAAACCTCCAATACTGCCATTGTATCTTATACACCTATCTCCTATTTGGATTTCTTTACCAAAGAAGTCTTTCATCGGTTATCCTCCATAGATTTTATATAATCCCTAAAAATCTGTATCATTTCATCTTCCTCTATAAAGAAAATATCTCTCTTGGTCTTAGCTTGCCAGTCAGCAAGTACATTGACTATCATTTGACCAAAGCGCCAATCGGGGAAATACTTCATGTGTATTTCTCTTAGTTCCTCATAGAACTTGTAAAGTCTATACGCATCTCTCATTTAATTTATTTCCTCCTATGCCTTTCTGTTATAGAGTTAATAGCTTCACTCCAAGTAATCTCGCCCCTATTAACTCTTTCAATTAGTTTTGTCAATATATTAATCTGTTCATCTGTAAATTCAAGTCCTTCCATTCTTACACTTGCAAGAGCATTATTAAGGGTTTTCTTAGCTTTATCAGTCATATTTTTGTTCTCCCGAAAATTTTGTAATTCAGTAAGCCACTCTACAAGCTTATGATAATATTCTATCATTTCTTCAAAGTCTTTATGCTCTCTTGATAATATCCTATATTCGCTCTCTCTGTCTTGGTAAAGCTTAATAGCTTCAGTTAACTCCGAATTTGTTTCATAACAATCACACCCAAAACGTGCTGCTGTTTTCAAATTTTTTAAACAGTAGTGTTGAGTTTTATCTTGTAATGATTTAGAATTAAAATGTACACAATCTTTGCAATCCCTATGTAGCATATCTAATAGTGTCATTCCAACTCAATCCTTTCTCTTATTCCTAAAGCTGTAAGACTTACTGTATTACGACCATACTTACGGTCTGTGTAATATGAAGCCCATTGACCACGATTTTCATTTTTGTATTTGTCTAAGTCATCAACCCCACAGACTTCTATTTTGCCATTACCTATTATGTTTACCACAATACCCTCAGTGAACGAGGAATAATATCCTTTTGAGGCTTTCTGATTATACAACAGGACATCTCCTTTGCGGATTTCGTGATTAAAGTAATCTTTCATACTGTCACCTCTTTTCGTACTGTGGATATTTCGCTTTCCAACTTGGACAACTTTTACCACACTTGTAATCTACATACTCGCCTGATATTTTACACCAAGTCGTTGGTACGACATATCCCATTTCTGTGTACAATCTTATCTCTGAGTTGGAACACACACTACATCCTTTCTCGTGAGTAAGAAGTGCTTGTATACATTCACACTGTTTTTGTATTTCTTCTTTAGGAGTAAAAAAGGTTTTGTTGAAATCGCACATCATATTCTTCACCTCTAATCAAAAGCAATCACTAAACAATCCTGTGTATACTTTCTTTAACCTTGTTCATTTGATACCTCACTTAAACTCGTCAAGATACAGTCTACCATCTTTAGATTTAAGATATAGCCTTTTAGTCTTTGGATGAAGATATGCCGACTTGGTAGACATTCTATCAGTCTTTGTATTATAAACAGTGCAGCTAATATTGGTTACATCTTTGGCAGTCCAGTTTTCTTTTGGAGTTAATAGTATAGGATTGTTTATATCTCCTACTGTATCAAGAAGTATGTAGTTACCGTTCACTGGCTTATTTTCAAATTCTTTCAGCATACGGACGTTTTCTCCTTTCCTCTCTAATAAAATCAAGTAAGGTTTGCAGCCATTCATCAATAGTTGTGTCGTGTGAATATTTCGCAATCTGACTTGCTATATTAAGGAGTTGCATATTACTACACATTGGAACTTTTTCATCCCAACTTTTAAATTCTTCTGCTACAAAATTCAGAAATGTAAATTGTTTAAAATCAGTTCCAAGTGCGAAAGCTTCAGCCAAATCTTTAACACTAATCTCAAAATCTATATCAATTGTCTTTTGTACTTTAAACTTGTCCTGCATTTTTATTTCCTCCTACCAAGGTCTGCCATCTGGCGAATGTTCAAATAGCCAATCGTTATATTCTCTATCTCGTTTTGCTTCTTCGCTTTGTTCGTACTCTAATCGTTCTTTAGCAACCGCTATATGCTTTTTGTTTGCATATTCAAAAAGATTCTTTAATCCGTGATAAGCTCTATCTTGTTTACCTATCTCTTTGGATATTTCAAGCACATTATCAAATGATAATAAAGAAAAGAAACGGTTTAAAAAGTCAGCCTGTGTTTTAGTGTCAGTTTCTAATAATATATCTGCATAGTTGGCAGCATCTACTTCAATGGAAATCGAACAATATTTTTCATCTAATAATATTGAACTCACAATAGCACCTCACTCTAAATAGGGAAGTGTACCATATATATCATTTGGAACATCGTTCTTCCATACATAATTATTTTTTAGAATATAATTATTGTAAGTTGAAGCTGTTTTGTTTGCTCTCATTTTAGCCTGTTCAGCCCACCCCTGTTTTTCTGAGCTGTCAGAATCCCTGTACTGTTCATATGTAAGCTTATCTGTGTTATAAGAAGCTATCATTGAACGACAGGTATCTTCGACTTTCTTGCGTGTCTCATAATTAGTATCATCGTCTGCTGACCTAAGAGAATGTTCGTACCCATTCACGAGTCTTATGCCAGCAGGAGTACATGAAACAAATATGATAAAACCAAGAAAAATGATACTTATAATAATGGATAATATCATACCAAATGATTTCATTATTTAACCTCCTTAAAAGTTACAACGGGTTCATCAATTTCAAATGGAATATCGGAATAAAGATAGTCACCTGACCATTCTACATATTTACCATCAGTGGTAAAAAAGAATATGCCATTATCATTAGAACCATAAGAGCCATCTACATCAGCAAGCCAAGTATTATCTACAACGCTTGAGCGACCCATGTCCATTTCGTAATATTCGCTATCAGGCGTAAGATAACTATTGAGACTGGACACCTTACCATCTACAATAAACTTGCCAAATACAACTCCCTTATCAAAAAGAACTATATATCCTAAAGGCTTTTCGATTTCACAGGGAAGTGAATTTGCCTTTTCCCTATTACCATTTACCCAATATGCCCTCTTAATAAGATTGTATCGTTCAAGTGAATAATCAATATCTGTTGGTGTGGGCTGATTACTCTGCAAGTTATTAGCCGCAGAAATTGTTCTTTCTGTGTCCTGTCTAATGTTACTATCGTCATATTCACAACCAACACTTAAAGCCGAAAATAATACCGCTGTTATTGCAATTGAAATAAACTTTCTCATTATTAATCCTCCTTATTGCTACTTGATGAGCCTGTAAGCAGACCGCAAAGAATATCAAAGCCAACCATTTCCCAGAATGACAACGGATTTAAGTTCGCTCCCATTGCTTTTATAATGATTTCTTCATAAAGCCACATTTCAATATGAATACCAATCCATGTTGCTAATATCGTTAAAATTATGAATATAAAACACCAAAATTTATTATCAGAGTGCTTACTTAATGCAGTAAAAAACTTTATAATATTACCCATATTTCTATTTCCTCCCATTTAGTTCTGTTCTGTAGTCGTTACAGGGGCAGTAAGTTCCTTATTTCTTTCCTCTAAAAGCTCAGCCATAATATCGGAAATTCTTCCTTCACGTTCTGCTTCTGCAAGTCTGCGCTTTGCTTCTCTACGCTCAGTCTTATGGGTTTTGCAATCCTCGTGCCACTTTTCGTGCGCTCTTGCTTCTTCAATAGTCTTAAACACCTTACCACACACAGAGCAAGTACGAGCTTTAATATCTTTCTGTCTTTCTTCGTAAGCAACAGCCTTACGCCACTTCTTGTAAGCCCAATCGAAATGGTCGTTAATAAAAGCACGATTAGCAAGAGCTTTGAGAATTGAAAAACACATCTCGTTACCCCACATATCAATAGCAGTCTTATATATAAGCAATGCTTCTTCACTCTGCTTTGCTGTAATCTTTGCGGCAGCTACAAGTGCGCCTGTATAAATATCATAAAAGTTTGACTTATCACAGGTAGTTGTTGCCTGACCACACTCTGTTCTTACTGTTGTAGATATTGTTTCTATTGTCTTAGGCTTGTCCTTTTCATAAGACTTTCTTTCTCTTGTTCCTTCTGTAATTATAAATGTTGGCATTTTCTTTTCCTCCCTTTTATCAATCCATGTAGCATTAAATTCTTTTTTAATTAACTCAGTTGTCGGCAAATCGTGAATGTTTACCGTACCGCCAGTGGCAAACAGGTCTAAGAACTCATATATTAAATATGGAACGCCAGTCCTACTGTTGCAAGTTTCAAAATAATTCTTATCGCTATAACTGTCAATCCTTCCATCAACAATATAATAGCAAGTATCTTCTCTATATATGTCCCAATACCCCAACCATTCATTATATGAGCTTGATGAAGGTATTTTGCCCACAACACATATAGCATCTTCTTTGTTTGGTGTATGAATTACGCAAGTCAGTCCTCTCAGTGTGATTTCCTCAAGCGTAGGGATTTTATTTTCAACCAATTCAAGTTCACCTTCCTCAAAATAATATCGTCCATAGCCACTTGCAGGATTTTTAATATCAGGAAATTCAACGCCATATTTGTTCATCTGATAGTCAATGTAGACAATAAATCCTTCTTTGCCGCAAGTACCTTCATAGTTTTTTGTTTTTCTTTGCTTAATAACTCTTACCTTGTTGTTAATTTCAAACAATCAAATCACCTTCCTTTTTTATTCTTTCTGTCGCTACCTCAGCCCACGGCTTTCCAAAATACTCGCTATTCTTCTTTTCGCATACTCCATTGTCCATACCGATATAGTTTCTGCCCTCTAATTTAGCAGCTAACGGTATTGAACCACTACCGCAACAGCAGTCGAGAACCGTGTCTCCTTCGTTAGTGTAAGTGCGGATAGCATATCGGCAAAGGTCAACTGGCTTCTGTGTCGGGTGAATAGCAACTGACGGATGCGGTTTTGAGAATGTCCATATTGACTTAGGATATTTCATATCACCCTCAGTTTCAACGACCTTGAAGTCGCTATAGTTGCCGTTATTCAGAATGTCGTTATTCTGCCGACCAACTGCGTTGCCCTTACTGTGACATTTTGCTCCTTTGACCATTTGAGGATTGTATGTACAGGGTTTTTTATAAAACACACATATGTCCTCGTGTGACCTTAAAGGTTGTTTCTTAGCATTAAGGAAACCACTTGGTAGAACTTTATCCCACACGATATTATATCGGTGCAACTTCTCGTTTGAAAGCATTAATTTCGCCGTGAATTTATCCTGTCCAAAAAGAAGAATAGCTCCATTATCTTTGATAATACGTTCAAACTGCTCCCACATAGGTTCAAAGGGTATCATAACATCCCAAGAATTATGTGTTTTCTGATAAGGCAAATCAACAAATATCATATCTATTGACTTATCAGCTATGAGCTTCATTCCCTCAATGCAGTCAATATTATATATCTGATTTAAGCTTAACATTATCTCCTCCTTAATACATTTTGTACTTTGTCAAGGTATGAGATATGACACAGAACCAAACCTGTGCCATATCTTTTCTATGCCCTTATTATACCATACATTTTGTACGTTGTCAATACCCTTTTTGATTAAAATGGAATAAAATTTTCAAACCATGTTTGACGTTTTGCGGTCTTGTTTTCAGATATACATTTCTTAAAAGCATAAGGCTCTGCAAGAAGTAAACATTTCTTCTTGGCTCTTGTGATAGCAGTATAAAGTAAGCAATTATCAAGTAATGCAAAATGCGTATTGTCAATTACAATAATAACAGCCTTATAACCAGAACCCTGTAGCGAGTGTATTGTCATAGCATATGCAAGGTCAATCTGGTCAATCTCTCCCTGTTCATATTCAATGGTCTTTGTATCTTCACCAGACTTATATTCAACAGTAAACGTATTCAATTTCTGACCATCTCTCATTGTGGTTGATATGTCTATAATATAACCTACGTCACCATTAAATACATTTTTTTCGTAATTGTTTACTTTCTGAATTACTTTAGCTCCGAGCTTATATCTGCGAGTACCGTATGTAATCATACGAGTTTCATCGGGTAGTAACAATTCTTGTATGGCTTCATTGATACGTCCTGTGCTGTTTATACAGTCCTTCTTGCGTGGCACACCAATTAATGTATCATCAACTCCGTAAGTCTTTATAGCTCCCATATAAGCTTTAATAGCCAGCTTATTAAGAACTTCTCTATCGTCACGGAACATATATGTCATATCTTTAAGTTTGCCTGTTACTATCTTTAACTCAGGTTTATCAATTGGGTTGCTCCCAGCACGAATCACATTAGCATCACTTGTAATACCAGAATCGGCAGCTTGCCTCATGACCTTAGTCAACTCATAGCTATTAAGATATTCTCGCATATCAAGCAAATCATTAAATATATTACCATATCCAATTGGAGGGAGCTGACCATTATCACCACATATTATTAGTTTAGTCTGTGGCTTAATAGCTTGGAATATAAGATAGAATATATCTGCACTAATCATAGAACCTTCATCTATGAACAATACATTAAACGGTAATGGATTATCTTTACTGTATTTAAACTTATTTGCTCCCTGACAACCAAGCATACGGTGAATTGTTGTTGCTGGGAATCCTGTTGATTCTCTAATGACCATAGCAGCTTTGGCAGATAAAGCACAACAACCTATCTGATAGCCAGCTTTGGAGTAGATAGTAAGGATTGAACGAACAGTGCTGCTCTTGCCCGAACCTGCTTTGCCCGAAATAATTGTAACATTGTTTTTTAAAGCATTTATTACAACATCTCTTTGTTCTTCTGTAAGCTCAAACCCCTGTTTATCTTCTGCTTCTTTGAGTCCGTCATTAATATTATCTTCTGTAACATCAATAGGCTGAATATTTTTCATCTCTGTTACTTTATTAAAAATATATTCTTCAACATTATAATATCTTTTAAGACCTATCTTGTTACCCTCGCCTATTTCAAGCAATGGATTTTCTTTTACTTGGTCATCGTCAATATACTTATCAAATAAATCAATGCACTCAATTACATTATCTCTTACATTGCTTTTAAGTGTGTCTATTGTTACCCAAGTGTGACCATAACTCTCGCCTACTTCTTGAAGATAATAAACAATATATGCTTCTAATCTTTCTTTTGAGCATTTACTCTCAGGATTTATTTTAAGTGCAAGCGTATCAACTTTTTTAAAACCAAATCCTCTAATCTTTGTAAGAATATATGGATTCTGTATAAGCTGTTTCTTTAACAGTACAGGATTAGCCTCCCATTTTTCAAGCGATTTAATTGTTCTGATTGTTACGCCCAAAGGTTGAAGCATAGCAAGTATATCTGAGATAACATAATTGTCAATGATTTTCTTCTTGATAATACCATAGGTAGTCTCGCCTATGCCATTAAGTTTAGAAAAATCTATATCATCCTTACCGTCCATAATATCTTCAACGATATTGGGATATGAAGCCATAAGTGTATCTGTCTGCTTCTCTGTAAGAATAGACCTTAAAAATGCTCTCTGCTGTTCTTCCGATTTTGGAACAGCAGCCTGTATGCTAATAGGCTCATACTGCCAATTACTATACTTTTTATTATACACTGGTTTCGCTACCACATTATATGTATCTCCGAGATAAAGTTTCTGCATACGTCCAGATAGTACACCAGAATATGTTATAGTGCGGTCAAACAAATCAGGATTGCCCGTTAAATGGGGCAACTCTGATTTTGTATTAAACTTGTAAACTCCAAAAGATGAACTGTCACTATAAAACATTTCGTAATCAGGAGTTAATTCAAACGTATATTCTTCACTCATTTCTTTAGTTTCCTTTCGGCATATTTAAGCCACGCTTTATAATCTTTTATGCTTTCGCAAACCACTTGTGACTCATTTTCTTTTTTGCATTTCATAGCTATTTGTGTTCCTTTTTTTATTAAGTCCTCGAACTCTTTGAGCTGTGAACTCCACACAACAGATTCGATTAATCCGTTAGAAGAATAGATGTTGACGAAAGCCATTTGATTACCGCTTTTTGTTTTCTTCTTTTGCACCTTTGCTATTATGCCTACTAATACACAAGATTCACCTTCTTCAATAGAATCAAATGGTCTTAAATATGTGTAAGCATCTTTAAACGGATTGTTTGATAAGAATATTTGTAAAGCCTCAAATTCCCAGAAATCTTCATTTTGCAAATATTTCTCTGTGCAACTTGAAATGTATTCCTGATATTGCCTTTCACGCTTTTCGTAAAACTCTGAGCGTTCCTTTTTTTCTTTGCGTTTATTGTACTCGACTAATACAGCTTCTTTATCAACCTTTTTACCCACTTTATATTTATCAACATCTATTCCCCACACATCTAACATTTCTTGTTTTGTCTTATAGGTTTTTACAGGATTGTAAGTAAATGTTTCATTGGGGAAGTTGTTCTTTAAATAGTTAATCAAGCATTGTTTTTTATTGCGTGTAGGTATCGCTCCCGATTTAATAAGGGTAACTATTTGAGCGACTGTAATAGGAACTCTATCAATAAGATTATTAAGTCCTGTAAACTTACCATTGGTATCTCGTTCTTGGATAATACTATCTGAGAGCTTTTCACCTATACCACTGATAGCTGACAATCCATATAAAACCTTATTATCATAAATAGAAAAGTTTTTAACGGAATGGTTTATATTAGGTCGTTCAACCTCTATATTAAATTCACGACCATCAAGAATGTATTTGTTTATCATACCTGACTTATCCATATTAAGATTCAATAAGGCTTTAAAGAACTGCAATGGATAATTTTGTTTTAAAAAAGCAGTTTGGAAACAAAGAACCGCATACGAAAAACTATGGCTTTTATTAAAGAGATAGCCACCCTTTGTTGACAATTCATGACTTATTGTTTCTGCTATTTCCTTACTATAACCATTGTCTATTATCTCTTGATAAAGCTTTGCAGATTCTTGTTTTACAAGCTCTATATTTTTTTTACCAATCGCCTTACGGAATAGGTCAGCACCGCCATAAGTTCTGCCACCAAATGTTCTTACTATATCGAGAAGCTGTTCTTGGTAAATCATACATCCATATGTGCTTTCAAGAATAGGTTTCATATCTGGGTGAATATAATGTACCTTTGAATTATCGTGTTTACACTCAATAAATTCTTCAAGCGCACCCATGCTATCAGGACGATACAAAGCAAGAACCGCTGATAAGTCCTCCATGCTTGATGGTTGTAACCTCAACAACAGGTCTTTCATACCAGCACTTTCTACTTGGAATACACCATCGGTAAGTGCCTTGCAAAGAATCTTATAAGGAGATGTATCTTGCTCAAAAATAGGATTGTTTATATCAATATCATAATCGCTCAGTCCAGTATCTTGCTGTACCTCGGTAAGAAGGTTCAATGTGGCTACGCCAAGTAAATCAAACTTTATGATACCAATTTCTTCAATGATTCTCTTATCGACTTGTATAACGTGTTCACCGTTTTTGCCAAGTTTCATTGCCATATAATCATCCATTGTGGTATCAACAATACCTACTCCACCAGCATGAATTGATACCGTTTTTACTCTACCACTTAAATGACTGGCAATATCAAATAGTTTTTCATACTCAGGATGTTCAATTATTAATGTGCTATTATTATCAAGACACTCTTGGAATGTTGGATATATAAACTTTTTACTGAGCTTGTCCATTTCTTTGTAAGGGAATCCTAATGTCTTTCCTATGTCTTTAATGGCAACAACAGGAGTGATGTATGAAAAATTAATAACCTGACACACTCTATCAGAGCCATACTTATCTACGAGGAAATCAACTACCTTGCCTCTATCAGACAAGTCAATGTCAAGGTCTGGCATACTAATTCTTTCTGGATTCAAAAATCTTTCAAAGATAAGTTTATATTTAATGGGGTCAAGGTCAGTAATACCCATAAGAAAGCACACGAGGCTACCAGCACCAGAACCACGACCAGCACCTACTTTGACATCATGAGTTTTAGCCCAATTAATAAAATCCCACACGATAAGAAAATAGCCATCAAATCCCATTGTATGAATAATGTTCTTTTCATATTCTAAGCGTTCACGATAAATCTCTTGTTTATCTTTTGTAAGCAAATAGATTCCTCTCTTTTGCCAACCACGTTCTGTGAGGTGAACTAAATAGTCATAGTTATTGTCGAACTCCTTTGGAAGTGGGAAGGTAGGTAACTGTGGAGACTGGAATGGCATTGAAACATCATCTATAATATCAGCTACAAGATTTGTATTGTATAATCCAAGTTCAACATTTTCATATCCAATCTGAGAATCCATAACAGAATGGATTTCTTCAACAGACTGTAAATAGCACCCTTCATAAATTTCAGAAGCAGTTTCACTATCTCTTGCAATACTTACAAGCTGACCTTGATAATACAAATCTTCTTGTTTTGCGGCGTGGCTATCTGTTGTAATAACAAATGGTGTGCTTGTACCATTAGCAAGCCTAAGTATCTTTTTATTATACTCAGCCTGTTCTGAGCTACTATGTGCTTGCATTTCTAAAAAGAAGTGTGGAAATACTTTTTTATATTCTTTAACATATTCAATGCACTTTTGATAATCTTCTTCTCTGGCAAGCTTAGAAGCAAGACAAGCCGATGACACTACCAAGTCATTACCATAACCCTCAAAGTCACTTAACTGTATACGGGGCTTATAATAAAAACCTTCAAGATTTGATAAAGTAACAAGATGATTTAATGCCTTTCTGCCCTTTTCATTTTTAGCTAAAACGACCAAGTGAAAATATTTTGATGTTTTATCGCATACACTACGGTCAAAACACTCATACATTTCTACTCCGTATATCATTTTTATGTCTGGATATTTTTCTTTGAGCTTATCAAAATAACACCACGAATATTCATTGCCATGCTCAGTGATAGCAAATGCTTTAAGTCCAATTTCTTTTGCTCTTTCTAAGTATTCCTCTGGTGAGGAATACCCATCAAGAAGCGAATAAAAGGAGTGATTATGTAAACTACTATATATCTCAATCATCTTCCCAAACCACCTCATAATCTTCAACTATAATCTGTGCTGTTTTGATACCCTTAAAGAAGCTATATCCAAATTTACCGATAATGTTTATCCTATACATTCCAAGACCATTTAAAAGCTCATCGTTCTCAGGGCATCTAAACTTAATCAGCTCAATAGTTTCGTCACAAATCATAACACTCCAAGTATTTGAATCCTTACCTTTAATTACAATATCGTCAGCATTAATAGGAATATTGTTCACGACAATATTACACTCTTTCAAACCAGTAGCATAATATGACTTCAATGAAGCTATACTTGTAAACAGTGATATATCTAAATCGTCATATTCTATCTCAAAATCAACTGGCTTGTCAGCTATTCCTACAAGATTGTTAGTGCGAACATAACTATCAAGAAGTTTAAGACCAGCATTTACATTGGCTTTGTGTACCTCTACACCACAAGCTC